ACTGCTGCAAGAATAACTTGTGTAAAACCTGCGGGAACTACTAGTCTAGTATTAGGTTCTTCTTCAGGAATCCATGGATGGTTTTCTGAATATTATATTAGGAGACTTAGAGTTCTAAAAACAGAAGCAATTTACACATACCTGCTAAACAAATTACCTGAATTAGTAGAAGACGATTACTTCAATCCTAATCAGGCAATCATATCTATACCTCAGAAAACTCCTGATGGTAATGTGATTACTAGAGAAGAATCTGCATTAGAGATGTTAGAACGAGTCAAAGAATTCTCTGTCAGGTGGGTAATGAGTGGACACAATAGAGGTGTCAATACTCACAATGTATCTGCCACAGTTAATATTCGTGAAGACGAATGGGATGATGTTAAGAATTGGATGTGGAAAAATAGAGACTATTACAATGGTCTTTCTGTTTTACCATATGATGGTGGGTTGTATAAACAAGCACCTTTCGAAGCAATTGATAAAGAGACATATCAAAAAATGTTTATGTTACTTCAGAGCATTGATTTATCTGAAGTTTATGAATCAATGGACAACACAAACTTGCAAGGGGAGTTAGCCTGTGCAGGTGGAGTTTGTGAAATATGAAAATGGATAGAAATAAGTTAATATTTCTTAAATCAGAAATAATATCTTCCATGACAAATAATGGAGCAAAAAAATCTACCGAGGTAGTTTTCCGACACCTCGAAGATGGTTCAGTGACTGCGAAGTATGCTGAAAGAAGAATAGTTTACTATATTAGAATGGGCTATTCTAAAATAAAAAGTTGGGATAAAGTTAAGGAATTGTATGGTGTTAAAAAATACTATACAGACAATAAAGATGAATACGGTGATATATATGAAAATAAAATTCTTGATACCTTCTATAAGTGATAATAGTAATATGCGAAGCAGTTCTTTCTTAGTTAAATCTGATGCAAAGAGTCGAGTGGTTGGTTCTATTCGCAAACATAGATTGAATAAATTCGGTGAATATGAAATTAAAATACCAATGCCATCTATTGCAAGTAGTAGACATGTTAGCGATGACCCACTATTAGTAGAGTTCTCTAATGTTGTTAAAAAAACATTTTTTACAACTATGTGGACTAGCGATAATGATGAATTTATTACATATGTTACCTTTAGGTACAATGATGGTGATAGTTCTATTCTATTAAGAAAAGATTCGTCTAGATATCATATGAATGGGGTGCATAAGAACATGAAGGATATTGTTTCTGCACTATCAAAGATAATTATGTTTGGTGCAAATAACAGAAGTGCTGTTGCTATGAATAATTACATAGACCGATGTATAAATTATCCTGAAAATGTAATGTATGCATTAGAGAACAGAATGCCATATCATTTTTATGAAATGGGGCAGAAGATATCTGTTAGGATTAATTTAACTGCTATCAGTAAAAAAGAAGTCGCCCTAGAATTATGTGATGGTATTTGGGGAAGTATAAACATTAAAGATGTCAACACCTTGATTGATAGTTACCGATATAATAAATCAAGGTCTACTAAGTGGGCTAATATTTCTCCTAAAAAATTGTGGACTAACATAATGAAATCAGAACCTAGTGATTCCGAACTTACATTAATGACAGCATGGTTGAAACAAAATAGAACATCTAAGATGGTGGAAACTAGAGCCAAAGAACTATTGGTAGAATTAGATGATTCTCATAAAGAGTTATTTTTAATACGTAATAAAAAGTGGCTTTCTAAGTACTTTAGTAAACTTACAATATCTAAAACCTATGATTTCTCAATGTTAGTAAGAGGGAAGTTAGGAGACTGGATTGTTTATCCTTCTTCTCCTGATTCTAGACATCAAAGTGTTAAAGTTGTATTCGTGATAGGTAAGGAAGGTAATGCATATGGTGGAGGGTTCGAATATCTTGGGCCTTTCTGTATAGATAATTTACATGGTAATTCTAGTATTGGCGACCAAATAGCAGCAAGGGCAATGATATTGAAGAATGATGTAGTGGCTAAATCAATGATTCATACTCTAGCACGTGTTGACTCTACAACTTATCGACTAAGTGATAGTGATGTATTTAATTTAACACATACTGAAGAATCTATGCCTGTCAAGAAATGGGTCGAAGATAAATATCCGGGAGCGTTGTATAAATGATGGCTTGCGTTGAGTGTAATCACAATACATACTACTTCGACGAAGTATTGGGTGAAAAAGTGTGTTCAAGTTGTGGGTTGATTCAAATGATACGACCCTTTGAAGAGACGGTTAAGTGGAAAGAAGATTCTTCTTACGAAGTAACAAGAGATTTAGGTTCTCATATTATTGAAACTCCTACTAAGATGAGTTATAGACTTAAAACACAAAATATTTGGAGCAATCCCTATACTGAAGCAGATAAGAGAATGTTTAGATTGTGTAATATGATATTGTCTTATTACAATGTTTCCTCAGACATTAGGAATAGTGTCAAAGGATATTTTATCTCATTAAAAAATGAACATGTTTTACGAGGTATACCAATAGAAGATAGAGCAGCAGCATTAACATATTTTATGTTAAAGGAGGCAGGTGTCCCAGTTGTTTTGAAACAACACAGTGGATATAGTAAAGTGAGTAAAAGTAAGATATCTAAATACGCAAAACGTATTGCAAGATTCTTTAGAAAATCACACATACTGTCATCACATAACCCTGTTCTAATAACAATAGGTATTCTTGACAAATTAGATAATGTATCTTCTAATTATAGAAGTAAATCAATACGAGTTGTTGAACACATTGAAGTGTTTTTCAATGAGGTTGGTAAAAGATATACTACCAATTTAATCTGTGCTACTCTTTGGTTAGTAGGACAGATGGAAGATGAAATCCATACACAAACAGAGTTAGTAGATAAGTCAGGAAATGCTTCTACAATCGGATTGCGTATGGCAACCAAGGACTTGTCTAATTCATTAGGTCTTACTAAAAAAGAACTAATGGAAATGGATGTAGACCAATTTTTAAGCGGGGCATATTGATGGAAGATAATATAATACAAACACTAAAGAAAATGCAATACCATTTTAGTATGGTAATAGAAGAATACGAAAAACTACCACAGTTGAGGAATGTAGTGCGAAGAACTGTGTTAGAAGATGCACTAAGTGTCGTAGGCGCAACAATGGATGGAATCACGCATGAAATAATCGATGCATGGAGACACCAACAACAACAAAAAATATATTATGGAGATAATGAAAATGAACAGAAAGAAAATAAAGATAGAAACTAAAAGTGGAATGACAACAATAGATGTATCCGAATGTGTTGCCTTTACCGTGGCTAAAACCCCAACTTCAATGTTGAAGAAGGCAATGTATGTAATTGATATACATATGAGAAGCGGTACAATATTTACATCGGAAATAGATGAACAAACCCTAATACTTTTCAGTGGTATTTGGGAAGGTGATTTGAAATGAGAAGAGTTATGATTGTAGGAGCAGGAGGAATTGGTAGTTATCTAGTACAGTTTCTCAAGAGAATGAATCAAGCACACAGGAATAACACTCCAAATACTCATCTGTATGACATTACTGTATTTGACGATGATGTTGTGGATAGAAAGAATCTTGGTTATCAAGCATTTGATGAATTAGATATAGGTGAAAAGAAAGTAGAATGTATCCAAGGTATTAACGCACAACCATTTAATGTACTTGTAGAAAAACAACTTAAAGGATATGATTTAGTTATCTGTTGTGCAGATAACCTAGCAGTAAGACGTTTATTATACAAACAGGGTTTTGGGAATGATACAAAATTAAAGTGGTTAGACCTACGTTCCACTGGAAGGAACGCTGCATTAGTATCATACAAAATAAATCCGGACTTAATGAATACTCTTTTAGCAGGAGAAGAAGGTTCTTTTTCATGTCAAGCACAATCATGGGATGGTAGTGCGGAAGATATTAACTGTATGAATATGGTAATAGCAGGTATGGGTGTTCAATGGATTCAACGTTGGTTTAATGATAATGATGATGTTATAGATATGAAGATGGTGAACCTATGAGAGCAGCATCTAAAATTCATGTCGAGTATGAAGTATTGAAATTTATCATGAATGAGATAGACCTAACTTTACTGGAACAAGAGATGTGTCCGACCGGAGATGCAGTCGCGTTAAAGAGATTTAATGACGGTGCAGAATCTGCTGCTGCTTTAGTAAACAATATGATTGTGAGAAGACTGCACAGGTTGCCGAAGACACATCCTGCCTACAAGGAGAAGGGAGAATGAAGTACATCTGCTTCTCAATATTAGGTAAGACTCTTTGTGGTAAAGAGGATGAGCCTGTTCCTGAACACTTGGCAAATAGTAGAAGGTTATGTAATGACTGTATTCAAGTTATGTGGAGGGAACAATATAGAAGAGATATACTTGTACGACAAGAAGTATCGAAAGTCGATGTAAAGAAAACTATCAAGAGGAAAGTAGAATCTCCGTTGGAACACATACCCAAACCAACTAAAACATTGAGGTATTATTTGAAGGTGAAAATATGAGTAAAGAAGACGCAAACATAGATGATATATCAGAAGAAGATGTCGGTGAAATAATGGATGTGATATCTACCGACGGATATTACAAACAAGCAGAGATTGTGCAAGTATCTTGCCCTGCTTGTGGTGAAGAGTTCTTAGGAACTAAAAGACATGCAGGTGGATTCATTGCAGGTCATAGAGCATATCATGAATTTGAAAATGCTCAGGATACAATAGTAAAACAAATGGGAGGAATATAAATGAATAAAATAGAAATGAAACAATGTAGTATATGTGAAGATGTAATAGATATTAAATATACAGAAGAAGGTGTGCCTTATTGGACAGAAGGACATAACGCAGAACCAATAAATAATGGTAGGTGTTGTAGTAACTGTAATGATACAGTGGTTATGGCAGTCAGATTAAAAATGGCTTTTATGAATAGTAATGAACCTCTACACGCTAGAGACATTAATAATTTAGTGGGAGCATTGCTTAAAGCAAAGGAAGTGTTGGAAAATGAATGAAATAAAAACAGAAGATAGTGATTGGATAGAAAATAAAATTGAAATTAAGGATGAGAAATGGCAGGATAATATTAGACAAGTATTTCAACAAATACAGTTTAGTTATCCATATCCTAATGCAGCAACAGAAGCATTTTATTCTGTTATTTGGGACATGTCATTGAATGCATTTGATTCTCCTAGAGAAGTACAAGTTATTGTAGATAGCAAAGATGATTTATACATTAGTGTAGGGACGTTTGGTTTCGTTAGTTTCAAGGACCAAGAAGAACAACTAGGTGGTATGAAATTACCAATCAAATGTTGGATACACACACACCCTTTTGGTCAAGCATTCTTTAGCGGAACAGATTGGAACACTATACATACATGGAAATCTGTAATGTTAAGTGCAACTGTATTAGGTGATAACCAATATATTGCATATGATACAGCAACAGAAATTGCAAAGAAAGTAAACTATGCTATTTATCAAAAAGAAGGTTCTAAGAAACCGGCATGGGTTGAAGCAGCAGAAAAAGCATTGGAGGAAGAATAATGAATATAGAAAACAGTAGACAAACAACATTAGTTGAATTCGGTTTAATCTTTAACTGAATGGTGTAACATATATAGCCTTCCACTATCTCCGAAGTAATAGGTTGAATACTATGACGACTATGAAACAACAAATAATATCATTACTTCTAGTGTGTATAATGCTAGCAGGATGTACAGAGAGCATACCATCACCAAGTGAAATTTTTAGTGATGATGAACCAACAAACGAATGGGTAACAGAAACAGGAGAGTTTACATTAGAAATGAGCAACAACACTAATCAAACGTTAATCTATGCTCCTACTATATGGTTAGATGTTAATACATCATATGGAGCGTTAGAGATAGGTGGTCTAAATTATACCGCTACCCACCTAAGTTTCACTGTGACTAACAATACAGTTATCTTTAACAATTATTCTTTTGATATGAGAGGATATATTGTACAGGATACTGTTAATGGGAAGGTATATTGGCAAGAAGGACTCGCTCCTGAATTTGGCAATGCCACTTTACATTTCGCAGCATTTCCTTTTGATGTAACTGTTACCTACGAAGTAACATACAGAATTTGGGATGGCAGAATATGAAGAAGGCTGTAACAATTCGCTTTCCTGCTCCGCTACCTGCGGAAATCCCTTGTCCTATTTGTGAAGGTAATAAATGTAAGGTATGTGAAATGCAGGGTAAGATTAAGGTAACAGTTGATGCTAAAGTACCAATACAAAGACATTTGATTGTTCAGTATGTCGCTGAACATATGGATGAGGTGGCTAATGAGTTATCACAGAAGTTTGGTTTAGTACCTGATGTGCAAACAGAAGATATGTTCGATGTTGAAGGTAAAACGTATGAATTGGTTAAGATAAGTAGTCTCGGTGGTGTTGTTTGGGTTGCACACAGAATAGATAAACAAGAATCACCACGATATTTTAAGTCGTGGAAAACCCTACAACAATTTAGGAGTGGTTGGCTTGAAGGATGAAAAAATAATTGCGAGAATACCAAGAGACGCTAGTAATGAGTTAATCATCAGAACTGGCGAATATTGGAAATTACATGTAGTAGATGTGCGTTGGCATATAAATGGTAATCCTACCAAAAAAGGTATTAGAATGAACATGGACGAGATGAAAGATGTTCACAAGGCTCTCGAAAAAGTAATTAAAATGAGGAATAATAATGAGTTTAATAAAAATGAGCAGGATGTGTGAAGCACTAGAATCCGTAACACCAACAAGAAAAATAGAGATACTTAATTCCAGTCTATCTCACTTTACTGATAAACCAAGAGTTATCAGAATTTTATCACGTGAATATGAGATGAACAATATAGCAGAGAAAAAAGCAGTCAAATGGTTAGCAGATATATTTGGTGTGTTTGAATGGGAAATAGAAGACGCTACTCACAAGTGGTTAGATTTAGGTGAAGGCCTTATTCAAGAAGGGTTTTCTTTAAGTCCTTCTGATTCACAAATATCTACTGAGCAATTTCATAGATTGTTAGAACTAGATTGTTCTTCTATGAATTCTAATAGTTTCTACACCATAAGAGATGCAATAAGAAGTATGTCTGCTTTGGAATTAAAATGGTTTGTTAGATATTGGTTGAGGACACCTAGAAATGGCGTTGATTGTAGTATAGTAACTAAAACATTATCTAAATACTACACTTCAGAAGTCGATGTGTATGCGAAAACTAATTCGTTATCGATGATAGTACACTATCTTGAGAATGATATAACGCCGCCTAACTTAGTACACGGGGCATATGTTAAACCTATGTTGGCTAAAAAGTACAATGGTAAAAATTTACCAACCAATTATATAATTGATACTAAGTATGATGGAAACCGATATCAGATACATAGACATGGAGATAGTGTAATCATCTTTAACCGAAAGGGAAAAATAGTAACTGAACAATATTCAGATATAGTTGAAATAGTTTTGATGTTCAGTACACAGAGTGCAATATTTGACTGTGAGATTTATCCAGTAGACAATATAGGTCAACCGACAGCACATCAATCATTAGCAACAAGAGTACATTCTAAGGATAAAGCAGAAGCCATTCTTAAGTGTCCTGTTAAACTAGTAATATTCGATATTCTGTTAAGTGAGTCAAATGTATTAATAGATAATACTTACGAATCTAGATTAGATGTGTTAAAGAAGTTAGTACCAACAGAATATCAAACTAAATTGTATTCCCATAACAATATCGAAGCCGCATATTACACAGCAATTAACGACGGGTTCGAAGGTATTATGATAAAAAACTTAGATTCCCCATACGAATCTAAGAGAAGTAGTAGTTTATTAAAACATAAACCTCCTAGGGTTGAGTTGGATTTAGTAATTACATCCGGCAACTATGGAACTGGTAGAAGAACTACTGTAATATCTAGTTTCGGTGTTTCTGTAAGGGATGATAATTCAATAACAGGGTTTACTGAAATAGGACAGGTTGGTAGTGGAGTTTCCGAGAAAGAGTTAGATTCTTTAACAGTTCGACTAAAGAAGATTGTTGATTCATATAAAGCAGACACTTTCTATTTCTTACCTAGAATTGTAGTAGAAGTTAGTTGTGATGCAATAACAAAAAATCAAGACGGTTCTTATGGTATGAGGTTTCCTAGAATTCTAAGAATTAGAGATGATAAGTATCCGTCAGAATGTGACACAATTATCACTGTAAGCGATAATTTGTAGCAACATATATTGACTACAACTGTATCGTAGTACTATGTACAACAGCGATACATTGAATGGAATATTCATTTCTCTTGCTAGTGCGGAGGTAAATATTGTGCGTAGTCCCAAATCTAATTTAGGTTATAGAGTTAGATTGAGAATATGTATTAGGGGTAATTCTGATTTTCTATTAGGGATTCAACGTTCTCTATTACAATATGAGATAACATCTAACTACAAAGAATCGGAACACAAAGGTAGACCAAGACCAATATTAATAATTAGTGGATTAGATAATTTAACAAGAGTTCTAAATTTGTTAACTTTGGATACACCGACTAATGGAGAATGGACAACGTTCACTAAAACATTATTCATGGTAAAATCTAAACAACACTTATCCGCAAGTGGATTAGATGAAATTTTAACTATGAAGGGGTTATTATGAAATTGTGTCCTAGATGTAATTTAAGAGAAACAGTTTCTGATTACTGTGTCCCTTGTCAATTGACAGTATCATATGTCAAAGGTGCAGGAGACAAGATTTCAGACGAAGACATCATTGAACACCATGTTTTGAGACGGGTTTCAGATGGATGTAGAGAATGTGGCAGTAAAACATTCTCATATGAAGCAGGAGTAAAGTATGAAAATGACTTACGTTGGTTCATAATAGTAGTAAATTGTAACCAATGTAAAACTACTTACGAAGAAATAATGGAAGTGAGGGCTGTAAATGAGTCTATTGACAATGAACAATAAAAATAGAGCAATAATAATAGTAGGAAAAGAAGGCACAGATAAAATAACTAAAGCAAAAGAATACACATCAGATACTCCTATCATCGTGTATGCTAATGAATATGATATCGAAGACAACCTAAGTATTCCTGCTGATGTTGGAATAATTATCAGAGAGTGTAATTACAAACCTAATATTGACTTAATTAGAAAAACCATCTTACAATATAGAGGACAAACAGTTTTGTGTTCTATGAATCAAAAAGATGTACCTAAGAAGTTATACAATTTATGTAAACTAAAAAGAGCAACCAAGAAATCATTACGAGACGAAATAAATGAAATCGCACCACGTTCAGTTGAACCTCAAAATTATGAAGTAGATATTTTCACCATGGTAGGCGACTACCTTCGTAATTCAAATAGAGATGTTATTGCAGACATGTTGAAAATTTCAGAACCTGCTGATATACAATTTATCTCTTGGCTAGCACCCAATATTCACCCTAACAAATTAATGTTTATTGATGCTAAAGTAAAAAGAAAATGGAATAAAACATACTTCTACGAGATGTTAGCATATGCCCACGATGGTAGAATGTACAGAAAGATGACACCACCACAAAGAAAAGAGTATTCTAGATTACCGAGAATTTTGCGGAGGCTTAAAATGCGGCCTTCTCAAGTATATCTTTTCAAAGACTTACTAAAAAGCCCTGATTTTCAGGACTACTGTAAAAACACACTTTCAGTCACTGAACTGAGAGTACTTAAACTACGTAAAAATAGAACCAGTAAAACAAAAACACCAGTAACACCTTCCACTTCTTTAATGAGATGGTTATAATAAATGAGGAATAAAAATGAATATATTTGTATTAGATGAAAACCCGAAAATAGCAGCAACGTATGTGTTAGATAAACACGCAGTCAAAATGCCCACAGAAAGTTTACAGATGATGTCAACTATTGCAGACCACTTAGGATTTGATAGTCCTTACAAACCTGTAATGTTAAATCATCCCTGTACTATTTGGGCTAGAGAATCCAAGCAGAATTTTGAATGGCTTAAAACACATGCAATTGCATTGTGTCATGAGTACACCAAGAGATATAATAAGATACACAAGTGTGAACTGGTAATTAAAGAATACAATCCAGTTTGGGATAGTCTTCTTTCCGTACTACCGGACATAGGACTAACACCATTCGCGCAAGCAATGCCCGATTATTGTAGAGATACTACTGCTGTTAAGGCATATCGAGACTACTACATGATAGAAAAATCTCACATTGCAACTTGGAAAACAGAAACCCCAACATGGTTCAGGGTAGTGGTATAATGTTATGGACAGAGAAATACAGGCCAACTAAGTTAGCAGATGTAGTAGGACAATATGCTTTCACAATTGACGCTGAAAGTTGGGTAGAGAATAATAACATGCCCAATGTATTGTTATTCGGTATAGCCGGAGTAGGTAAAACTGCGGCAGGTATAGCACTAGCAAATGACTTATTAAAGGAACACAAAGAAAATAACTTCTTTGAGATTAATGCTTCTGACGATAGACGGTTAGAAACAGTAAGAAACCAAATCAAGGAAATAGTTTCCACTAGAAAGATAGGTGATGTTCCATTTAAAATTATATTATTAGACGAAATGGATGGTATGACTAAAGATGCACAAAATGCATTGAAAAGAATAATGGAAAGATATTCAGATAATTGTAGGTTTATTATCACCTGTAATGATAGACATAGAATAATACACCCACTACAATCAAGGTGTGCTAATTATAGATTCGAAAGATTGAATAAAAGAACTATGCATTTACTTCTAACGAAGATTTTGGAAAATGAAGGAATTGCACATATTCCCGATGATGATTTAGAAATCTTCATAGAGTCCCTGCATGGAGACATGAGGCGAGGGCTGACTGAATTACAGGCTGCAACCAACAGTAAGTCCTCACTCATTAGTCAGATAGACAAAAATTTAGAACCGTATACCCATATATTACAAATGCTTGATGAAAATAACTATGAAAATTCTTTGGAAAAGGTGCATGATTTGATTTATAATTCCGTTGATATGAAAACTGTATGTATTAATTTACATGATGTTGTTATAAAAACAGACATGCAATCCGCCAAGAAGTTCAAATTACTTCGGGTTATCGGGGAGGCTGAATGGAGGAGTAATAGTATGACTCCAAAATTGCTGGCATCTTGGATGATAGGGCAGATGATTTAATGATAGAATTATTACTAGGAGTTGTATTTTTGAGAATTATAATTAAATTTTTAGATAATGGTCCTAGAAACAGATGGTGAAAAAATGAGTAAATTAGATATTAATAATGATGGAGTCGTAGACCACAGAGATGTAAGTCATCTTTTGTTGAGATACGAAATTATAGTGGTTGGTGGTGCGTTGCTAATAGTACTACCAGTATTGAACACTTTAAATTATATTAGCGTAGATTCCAATTTCTTTTGGATATTGTGTGGCTTAGTCATGCTAACAGAAGGACTGGTAGAAATAAAACAAATGAAAAACAAGGAGAAATAAATATGAATGATGAAATAATGAATGAAATAAGGAAAGCAGCAGAACTGCTCGGTATGTCCGAGTCAGATGCAACTGCTAAGTTCGAGGAGATATGCTCTAAGAACTCAGTAGATGCGTCACAAGAACCCCTTCTAGCAAGGGGACTTTGGAGACAATTCTTCAGCAATTCTAGAAACGCAATGAAAAGACAGAACACACAACAACAATCAAGTAACAGTTTGTTCAAGCCAGCATTTGGCTTCTTTATTGCTCTAGATGATGCTAGAGATATGGCTAAGATGAACCGTGAGAGAATCACAAATGAATACATGCGTGATAGTGCTACAACATATGACCTAGGTAAGATTGCTATTTTCACGCAACTTGACGAAGGATACGAAGGAAGAATGATGAAAGACAATGAAGAGGTAATTCGAGTAATGGATAATTTACCTGCTAATCATGTTGAAGTAGATACTCAACAGTTTATAGTACCATTAGATACTAGACAAGGTGATTGGAATAAAAACTATGGTAAACCTCTACCTAAGGTAGAATATAGAAGAAGTGGAGTATTTTTGGGAGAAGTTGATGGTGTAATGGGGAAATGGTTTTTCTCATACAAGGGAGATTCTTCGAAGACTTTCCAACCTAAAACCTTCGAATTTGTACACTTTACATGTATACCTAATTCCTTTAACAAAGAAGCAATTAGTGGTGGAACTACACAGACACTAGAATCACTAGTATACAATATAGATTTACCTGATGGTTCAGAAATGAAAAGAAATGTAGATTCAATATCACTACAAGATTCTATTATGCAATACTGTGAAGGTAATTACAGTCCATTAGTAGACTTAGATAGATATCATAGTCAAGTTATGTCAAAGGCATATGCTGATAGATTCGTTTTCACTGACGGAAGTGTAACTAGTATCAACATGACACCAACAAGCAATGGTAATCGTATTATCAATCTAGATGATTTAAACACTGACTTCGATTTCGATAATGAAGGTTGGAGTGGAACTACATGTTGGATTCCTTCTAATGTAAATATTGACTTTGGAATCGGTTCTAATGTTATCGTTGTAGGTAGAACATCTCAATCTAGAGATGAAACAGGTGCGCCAAATCCTACTACTATTAATGTAAATGGAATATATGTTGTAACAAACAGAGGCGGAAGTCCTGAACAGATTGATTTCGTAGAAGAAGATGAAGACAGTTGGTTCTTTGATTGAGGGATTATAATGTCTGAATATACAATATCAATGAGTCCTGATGGTGAATCCATGACTCTTCATGGGGTTAGTTATGCTATCCCTATGGAGAACGTGGATTTCATCACATGGAAATTCAATGGAGAAACTTCTGAGTACTGGTGTAAATTACATTTCAGTCAGAAGGATGTCCGGTTAAAAGTAACTATCGATGAACTCAACCATATATTGGGGGTATGGAGAGGGATTCAATTTAATATGAATAAATATGGTGATAAATATGAGTTGGGAAACACAAGGTAAAACAGCAGTAAACACACAACAGAACGCAGAAGGAAACTATGCTCTTCGAAAGAAAGCAATGTTGGCTAGGATAAAGGAAGTACAGGAGAATAATAAATCGTACCTGTGCTTAGGTATTTGGGGTGAACCTAAATCTGCAAAGTCAGCAACGGCTATGGATATCTTAACAGAAGAAGATATCAAAAACGGAATGCATGTATTAATATTTGATTTTGATAATAGAGCAATCGATGTCAAAAGAAACCACTATAATAATATAGAAAATATTATTGTGTACAATCCTATTGTTAGGAAAGATGAGAGTTTAGTAGACTTCGATGAAACTATGGATAACGCTAGGGCTTTTTATGCATTAGCAAAAGAATATCTTGCCGATGATAAGTTAAAAGCAGTAATAGTTGACGGAGCAGATAAACTTCTAACTGATGTATGTGAAACATATATGCGAAATAAACACAAGATGGATGCTGACACAGTAATTAAGCAACCTCCGTATGTTTGGGGAGATAGAAATACTCCCTACAAGAACTTCTTACACAAGCAAATATTAGAAATGCCGTGTCATAGAATAGTAATAGCACATTCTAAAGATAAATATGGTGGCACACCAAATCCTATTGGAGTAGAAGCAAATTGGCATTCTACGACTGAAGATATCTTTACTGCTACAATTAGAATGAAAAGGGACTTACGTAAAAACGGAGCAGAATATACTGCAACAGTTGAGGCTAGTGCTAAAATGCCACAGTTGATTGGTAAAAGAAGAAAAGTATTGTCAATAAACGATGGTACGGTTGAATGGATTGGTTTCCCCGAAATTAAGGCGGGTGAAATATAATGAGGAATAAATATGAAAATGAGAATAATGACAAAAGTATTGAGTGAAGCACTACAAGATGTACAAATGAAAGGCAAGTATCATAATGGGGAGTCTGCTAAAAACAGTGAACTTTCAAATTATGCAATGTTAGAAATGGTTGGTGAAACACAACTAGCATTATACAACGCTGACATGACTACGTTATGTAGAGTTATCATAAATGTAGATGAATGGTTAGGTGGAGCAGAACAGTCTATGACTGTGGTTGAAATTGATAAGATGTTAACATATCTTAAAACATATAACGAAACCACTCTATTAGATATTGATGATTATATTGTACTGTCGGATGGTGTTAGTACAGCAACACTTCCGATAGTATTACATCATCCTAATTCTGCAATGATTGCTAGGATTCAAGGATATAATATTACACAGGAAAGTCCCGTGTTTAGTAATGTAACCTTTGAAACAATAATCAATACATCTTCTTCCTTCCTTACAGATGCAGTAAAAAGATGTGACACTATTAACAATGCTAGATATCTATTTGATTACAATGGTAATACATTAACTCTAGGTAGTCAAAAAGGTGCATCATCTGTTGATAAAATTGTAACAGAATTAAATCATCTAAACATAGAAGGCGACCCATCTACGGTTGAGGTAACAGGACAGTTCCACAAATTCTTTCGTGGTATTGTACCAGTCACAATTTATCTAAAAGATGAGTCTCCTGTTATTTGGACAGCAGAGAATAAAATCTTAATTAAAGCACCGTATATTACAGGATGATAAAATGATAATTACAGATACAGAACAAGGCATCCATCTTAGATGGAGAGACGTAGAAGGAGTACGTTGTGAGAATACAATTTCTCATGACGACTTCTCTCCGTATTTCTTTGTTAGAGCAGTTGACGTATTTAGTCCTGACCAAGATAATAAGTTAAATGAAGATATATATCTCAAGGAAAAGTGGGGTGGAGCAAACTCACACTACAAGTTAGTTGTAAGTTATACGAATGGTGATTGGGTTAACTTAGATAATGAAGAACTAGTCAAGGTAACTTGGAAACCAAGTCATCCTAGATATATGAAGAAATTGAAAGAATACTTTCATGCTTATCCTATTAATACATATGAAGCAGATGTCAGACATCACTATCGTTATGCGGTAGATGAAATTGAATACATACCTGAGTATGATTTGAGGAAATGGTATTGGGATATGGAATGGCAACAAGGTGGAGAACATGATGGGAGCATAACTTGTGTAGTTATGTACGATAACTTTGAAAAAACCTTTTACAGATATAGTTGGTTTCCTAATCTTTCAAAGGTAAAGGAAACATATACACCTAGTATTAATGAGAATGTAAAGGATTACATGTTTCACGACGAACAAACAATGCTTGAAAATTTTATACTCGCTATACAGGACAAAGACCCTGACATGTTAATCTCATGGTTTGGTTGGAAATTCGATTTACCTAAATTAATTGAAAGACTACATGCTAACAATATAGACCCTAGATTATTGTCACCTGTCAAGGAAGTAGATGGTGTATCTTGGTCTATCAAGAACGGAGGTATTAATTTACATTCTAATAGAATAGAAAGTTATTCTCCTGTAACTCAACCCATCAAGGGAAGAATTTGTGTACCATTAGATATGGCTTTTGAAAGGCAGTGGAATGATGCTCAACGAGGAACTTTACCTTCTATGGCGTTAGACTATGTTGCTGAAACAGTACTAGGACAAAAGAAACTAGTAAGTGAAAAGTTTCCTGATAAGAGTGAATTCTTTAGAAGAGGTTGGTTAGAAGACACTACTACATATTTAGAATATGCACAAATAGATGTTGACTTACTTGTTAAAATAGATAATACTAATCATACAACTGAGGCAATTTTATCTCTACAACGTTTACTACTAGCACCATTCGATGCATGTTTCTATGCAAGCAATATGGGAGGAATATATTTCATGCGTAATGCCTCATGGAAAGCACCTACGGGAAGGAAAGGTGACAGAATAAACTATGATGGAGCAATGGTATATGACCCATTGAGTGAGGGTACTAATGGACTCCATTTGGGTGTAGCAGCATTTGACTTTGCTGGACTATATCCATCTATGATGATAGCAAGAAATATTTCATGGGAAACTAAATCCAACGTAGTAACAGAGTTTGGTGTTAATATAAAAACACCTAAAGATTTCTCTGAACTTACTAGTGAAGATATGAGATATTACAAAACAGACAAATTAGGTCTGTTACCAAAAGCCGTTCTTGAACTTAAAGATTTAAGAAATGAGTATAAGAAAAAAATGAAAGAAGCCGAAACTAAAGGCGACTACATTAAATGGAACAATAATCAATTAGCAGTCAAGAGATTGATGGCTTCTTTTTATGGTATTGTTGCATTTCAGGGATTTGGTTGGGCAGATGTTGATTTGGCTGCTAGTATAACTGCTAGTGCTAGAGAAGCAATCAGAGCAGCCGCATTCAAAGTGAGGGAACTATAATGCCTATTGAAACCGCAGAAATAAAATTATCTGAGTCTCTTTTAGAAGAAAAAGAAGAATTATCTCCTTTTGAACTAAGAAAACAGATAGCAATTCAGATTTTTAAAGATATTAATACTGTATTTAGAATATTTACAAAGATTTCTATCGTTTTTATCTTTTTATATGGTGCGATATCACTATTACAGGATGTGAACTTAATATGAAGGTAGTGTATGGACATACTGATTCTATTTATGTAAAAATAGAAGATAATAACATTGAAACTGCCGAAAAAGCACTAGTAGTGTTAAATGAACATGTTAGAGAACTATTTCCCAATGTTATGGGTCTGAAAGAACATCCTGTAACCTTAGAATTTGAAAAATACTTCAAATCATTAGGTGTAGGGGCTACTAAAAATAGAAATGCAGGGTTAATTACTTGGAAAGATGGGGACTTCTTAGAAGAAGAGGAATTTGTTATGACAGGTTTCACTGCTAAAAGAGTTTCTTCAACTAAATTAGCCAAGGAAACGCAAATCAGTCTTCTCAAAAAATGGGTTAACAATATACCTGAACAAGAAATAGTTTCTTACTTAAATGAGAAATATAATTCTGTTATGCATGGACAGATACCATTATCAGATATTATCAAGCGAAGTAGATATCGCGAAGAAAGATTTAAGGTTGTCTGTCAAAATTGTAGAAAGACAAGTACAATTTTTGAATTAATGGAAGAAGAATGTTGTGCTGCACCCAAGTCCTTCCAAACTATTGGTGGAAAAAGACCCACAATTGGTTCGGGTATTGAAGGTGTACTATTCAACCATAAATTAGGATATGAACCAATAGAAGATTCTTATCTTTATATTAGAATCAAGGATTGTAACAATAATTACTATAATCCAATAACTGGTAAAACAGTTGTTCCTAACTATATTTCACTATTAACGGCAGATAAATTCAATCAGTTTACTCCTGATTGGAGACATTATGCTGAATCAGTCGTTAAAAAGGCTGAACCAGTATTCAATGCAATGGGATGGAACACACTACAAATTATGCGAGACGTTAATCAAAGGAGTTTGGAAGAATGGTTTTAGATAATTTATACAGTAGTCTATCATGGACTAATAAGAGAAGAGTGGATAATATAAAAAAACGCACATCTTCTTTTTCAACATGGATTAAAGACTGGTTTTCTTTCTATAAAAAAGAAATTAAGTCTGATATTGGTAAGGTTAAAACAAAACTATCATCTAGAAAAAATAAAACAGTAATAGTTAATCGTGATAAGAAACAAAATATATTCTTTGATTCAAGAGAATATATTGGATTGACTTATGATAAAGGTGTAATTACACTTATATCAAAACCTCCTTCAAATCTAATCGAAGAAGCGAAAAAAATGAATACTACCGTTGTTGAAATTAAACAACATAGTAAAGATTGTACATGTGTTGATTGCATGAATATCTTTATGCAAGATTTAACAAAAGTAATGACACAGAGGAATAAAAATGAGTAGAAGAAGTAGTAACACAAATGAATATACATATCAGTGGAATCCTGAAACTTACACAAGTGATGATGCTAAACGAACAGAACCTATTCTGAAGATATCTAAATCTTCTATGGGTTCATATAATTGGTGTCCTAAAAGATATGAGTTTCAATATAAAGAAGGACTACCAATAGATTCAACGCCAGTTATGTTGATAGGTACTTTAGTGCATAATGCTAGAGAAGATTTCTTTAATACCTTTGATGTTAAAAAAGCAGAATCTCTATCACATAATGAGTTAATCAACTATTGTATGAGTTTGCATCCAATTGACGATAACACAGAAATGTATGAAGCCATGTCAATTTTCGAGGCGAATAGGTTTATGGAATCTGTTACAGAAGGAACAACCGATAAGTTTCTACCAGTAATTAATGAAATAATGTTAGATGCGAAGGTTGTGATAGATAAAAATACACACCCTAAGTTTGAATTGAAGCAAGACTACGTAGTACATTTGCAAGGTATTATTGATAGAATGTTTCAAGAGGGTAACATGTACATACCAATGGAGTTGAAAACAGGTGGGTGGAAAGATTGGAAAACTACCATGATGAGGAAAGAAATGGCATTCTACCAATTGTTATTTGAAAATACACCTGAGGATAAATTGATAGCAATGGGATTAGACCCCGAAATACCAATATCACATTGGGGCTGGTATTATCCGGCTGCTAACTACATACATATTGAGAAGGTAAAAAAGAGTAGTATGTCTTCCCTAAAAAAGAACATAGCGCAACTTTTACATTCATATGAGACGGGTATATTTTCAGCAAAGTATTTTGCTAAAACATGTGCTAATTGTAGTTTCTTTGGGATATGTGATGCGGCTAATATGGAGAGTTGGTTTTAATGAAAGGTACATGGACAGTGCGAATAATATATTTCATAGGAAAAGTATCTACTACAATTAAGAGGTGGAGAAAATGAAGTGGAAAGAATATTTTAGAAGAAAGAAAGAATATAGAGAGAGGAATAAAAAATGATAGAAGAATTAGTTAAACAAGAATTGAATCAAAAGGTGTGGTCTTTTTCGGAGATTGCAAACGTGTCAGAAACAGTAGAGAATTTAGCACAAACTGTTTATGACAAAATGCCAACAACTGAAAAAATAAAATTAGTATGGGACACAGAAGTTTTCGCAGAAGAAAGAACGCCCTTCGGCCATTTGTATATGGATACTATTATGGCAGAATTAAGAATAAAAATAGCAGAGATTGTTAGAGCAGAATTGCTCAAAGCAAAAGTCTCATTTAAGGAGGAAAATAAAAATGAAGATACCAAGAGAAGTGTGGGCAGGAAGCCATCTAAGAAACGCACCACAGATGAAAAGAAAGATAGTACAGACAAAAAATGAATTTATTGAATGGTTTAATCTGTTCAATGGAAAGATGAATTGTTACACAACTGTTTATGATTTTAGTGATTTTAGTAATGGGATAAAATTAGAATATTCTGTCATATTAGACAGGGCTTTCTTAGATTTTGATGCACATGATGAACCATTAGATAATGCATATCGAGACGTAAAGAAGGTAGTATCGAAATTAATAGAAGGAGATATCATATTCAAAATGTATTTTAGTGGTAAAGGATTCCATGTCTTTGTCTTTGGTGAACAAGTAAATGATATCCGGGGCATTCAACAGTATTATTCCTCAATCAGTGAAGATATTCCTACATTGGATAGGACAGGTATTCAAACTAATAGACTACGTAGGCTTCCTAATTCGATGAATCTTAGTAGTTCAGATGAAAATGGTAATCCATATTTCTGTATTCCTTTGTTAGTTGATGACCTAAGAAAAGACCTATCCGAAATATTAACAATGGCTAAGAAACCTAGAAGAATACAAAGTTCTCATGGTACAAAATTAGTAGTCTTTCCTGAAATGAAACCTATATCTATGGATGACATAGACATAGAAATACCAAAACCAGTAGGTAGATTACCTATGTTACCCTGCTTACATAATGCTGTCATGGTAGAGAACCCTAGTCATTATGCTAGAGTATACTTAGTTCAGTGGTTCAGAGACTTACTAAGTTTAGGTAACAGAAACGTATCCTCCGAGCAGAATGAAGAAATAACTAACACTATAATGTCTGAGTTGGAAATACTGTCTAATCAAGAAGATGTGTGGTTGGATTGGGATGTTAGGACAAGTAGAAAATATGTTAGGGGTATAGTTGAAAAAGGATACAATGCACCTAGTTGTACTAACGTTCTTATCCCACAAGGATATTGTGTAGGGAAATGTTGGAGGTATTATGATGGAAGTACTTAAAATTGATAGTAGGGAAAATTCAGAACTAACAGAACATGTAATAAGAAACTGTGAAATGTTAAACATACCATATGAAAAGATGTGGTTAGATGTAGGTGATTATGTTTTTGCAAATGTATGTTTTGAAGCCAAGTCGTCTTTTGACTTTCTACAATCAGTAATAAACAAACGGTTATGGAATCAGATAGATAACATGGATGCTACATTCTTGAACAATGTAGTAATAGTATATGGTACTTTTTCCGAAGCAATAGAAAATTATCTTACCTTTGTTAAGGTAACAAAAAATAGAGGAAACCAAGCACGTTTACTTAGAAATAAGTTTGATGGGGCATTTGGTAAAATAATATTAGACACTGATTGTAGTGTTATATGGGTTAACAGTGCTAAGGAGGCAGGTCGGCTCATATCGGTTGTATCTAAAATGCAACCAATAGATAGAGAAATTCATACGCCAAGTCTAGTTAGAAAGAAAATTTCTACTACTGATTTACGTATAGATGTACTTTGTACTATCAAGGGTATAAGTCCAAAGAAGGCAAAGTTGTTAATTAAGAAGTTTGGTTCTATAATGGAAGTAGGCGAGGCTTCGATAGAAGAAATAAGTGAGATAGAGGGACTTGGTAATGTCCTAGCAAAAAGAATACTAGGAGTATTAAACTCCGAAGATAAAATGGTGATATAAATGAATAATGAATATGATGATATATATACAAGTGATGATGAAGATAGATTATACTACGAAGGACTAACAAATGATGCCGTTCCGATAATTCCACGTGATAGAAAAACAGATAACTCTCTACCTAAAATCGTAGAAGAATATGTTAAAAGTGCAGTTGAGGTTTCTAAATATAATGAAATACCTGCAACAATTGGTTTCTATGTATTATTAGGACAACTGTGTAAAGATATGGTTGCAATCCCAAGTGGTAGAAGAAGGGATGACACTAGGATACATTTCATTTGGTTGCAGACATCGGGTACTGGTAAATCGGAAATGTACAATTTCTTTGGGCCAGTAACAAATGAAACCTTTAAGATAATTAATAGTAAATATGGTACTGATTTCGATGTGTTCGGAGTTGACGATACTACTGATGCGGCTCTAATTGGTTCAATTGCTAAAGAAAGAGTTCCTCATGAAGATGATGATGGTAACATAACATACGAAGAAGAATATGTTCAGATAAACGGTGGTTTCCAAGGTGAAGGTTTGATTGCGTATGATGAATTTGAATATTCAGGAGTATTCAAACAATCGCAACACAAGGAAAATGTTGTTATGTATTTGAATAAACTAATGAACACTCTATGGGGAGAAGGATACTTAATTAAAAAGAAACTTAAGGATGGTAATATAATTGTATGTGACTGTAAACGCAGTGTTTACGCTACATCTTATATTCCTAAAACATTAACTAATGTTGTAGCAGAAAAGGGTGTAACTCAACGTTCTACTATGTTTGTTAAAGAAATCCCACAAGAAGTACAAGATGAACTACGTGACCAAATATTAGATGAAGTAGGATTTATCAAATCTAATGAAGCACCAATAAAAAGATTCGCTGAAAATTTTGTTATAATTTATGATAATTTATATCAAAGGTTCAAGGAAAATGGTGAAGACCCTTTAACAACAATTCAATTCGGTAAAGGATATAATGATGCACTAAAAAATGAATCATATAAAATGAGAAACTATATTTCTGATAGTAGACCTGAAGTTTTTGAGATTGCTGGAAACTTCATTACTAGGATGAATCAGACAATGGTAAGGTTCTCTATATTATGCTGTATTGCAGAAGCACCCAACATAAAAGACAAATCAAAAAGGTACATAGTTACTGCTAGACACGTCCGACAAGCATCTTCTCTCATTCGACAATGCTATAAATCGCTGGTGTCGTGGCTTGACGTAGCGTTAAAGGTTAAAACCCACGCTTTACACGACCGAGTTAATAAAGCAGCATTTTATAGAGCCTACGAAAAGTTAAAGAAAAGAGATGATGAAGGATGGGTAAACAAGAATCTGTTAATGGAGATGGTCAGAGAGGATACTAAAAAGGGACAATCTACAATTTATAGATGGTACAAAGAAATTTCACATATGTTTGAGGACAAAAAAATAGGAGTAAGAACATATTTGAAAGTAAAGGAGGAAAAGAAAAATGAGTAAAAAAGATACATATGAGCATCAGTTTTTGGTGTTTAACGTTAGCGATGGCCCGAAAATAATAAATGAATCCCTTAATACATATGGGAAAGATGGTTGGTATTTGTCAACTATGATAACTGTTGGTGGGGGTGAACACTTAGTTGCATGGATGGTTAAACCTAATATTTTCTTAGCACCTAATCCTGCCGAAGCACAGGCTAAAAAGTTAGCAAATCTTTGGACAGCAGGGGACAGTGGCGAAGAATGAATGTTTTAGCATTAGATATTGAAACCAAGAACTATTCACATGAGATTGGTGGATGGGGAAATACCCATATGTTTCAAGTTTCTACTGTATGTACATGGGACGGTAATCAAGGGACAGTTTACATTGATGAACCTATTAAATCTATTAGGAAATCAAATGTGTCTGTTAAACCACTATCACAGTTAAAATTTGATTTAGATGACCACAGGCAAAATGATGGTATATTATTGGGACACAATATTGTTGCCTTTGATTTAGCGGTACTAAAAAATGCAATGGATATTTATTGTATTAAAGAATATTTAGATGACAAAGCGTATATTGATACCAGTAGAATTCTAAACAAACAACACGGTGAAAGATATAGTCTTTCTAATTTAGTACATCATACACTAGGTGCAGAAAAATTAATGGATAGTGCAGATGCACCGTTAGTTTGGAAAGCAGGGAAATTTACTGAAGTAGCAGATTATTGTTTAAAAGACTGCGAATTAGTTTATGATTTGTGGGTACATGGAAAAGAAAATAAAATGGTGAAAGGTTTCTCCATTGAAAAAGAAGAAATGAAAGAATTGGAGGTGATTTGGTAATGTCAACTTGGGAAATAGTAGGTTGGATTGTATTCGTCATAATCATATCCTTGTTATTCTTTGCTGCATTCGGGAATTCAAAATATTCCGAACGCACTATTGAAGAGTACATGGATACGTTAATTGACGAAGAACGTGGTCGCAGTGGCTCTCCATAAAACCTGTTCCTTTTGTTCTAGGGAAACTATCCCTAGACGAATTAAAGGTAAAGTAGTAGGGTCAAAAGAAACCCTATACATTTGGCAATGTAGAGAATGTAAAGCGTTGTGGTCAGATGGATGATTTCGATAAATTAATTTTAGGATTCGGATTGGTATTAATATCAATTGGAATATTAAAATGGTTTGTTCAAGTCATCATCTGACTCGCGCCCTTTTTTTTGAAAATTTTAGAAAGTTTTCAAAATCTGTTGTCAAAGTTATTTACATCTTTTATCTTCTAAGGTTGTACGTTCCTACATCTTTTACAAAAGAAGGCTTAGCAGGTAGTTTAGTTCCTAGACTAAATGGAGTATCAATATTTTCAGGCCAATCTCGAAGTTCCATTCTATATCTTCTAACTTCACCTCTTTGTGCAACTGTATATCCTTCCCATAAATCAGGCAATACATATTTATCCGACTGCAACAGCAGTGCATTTCTCACTCTTCTCATTTTTGCCCACATTAAATCCATGTCTGTTTCTTCCACCATCTAATCACCTCTCTACGAAATATGCTGATATTGTTCCTCTTCCGACATATATACCTGACTGATTAGCCGTAGTTGAACGGAAAAGAATAATGTCTCCCTTGTTAAAATCAACGTCATAATCACCAGTAGCAGATACACCGTGTCCATTTGTCGCAACAGTAGCAGTTATTCCAGTATTAGCAACTGCCGATTGAGTAGCAGTGGCCGAAGTTGCTTTGTATATCTGAACAGTTGCACTGTTACCTGCGGTTTCATTACCGTCATTTGCACAGTTTAAATGTAAGAACTTTAGTGTACAATCAACAGGTAGTGCAATACCTTCGTTCTTTGCGTTACTAGAAGGTGCATCTCCTATATCAGCACCGTTACCAAAAGACCAATGGAAACCATTTGACTCACCTACATTTAATTGCCAATTACTTTCTTCTGCTGTAATGTAGAAAGAACCTGTACCTGTTGTTCCATTGGGAAAGTCAACAACTCCTGACGAATTACCTGTTAACCATGTAGGTGAACCATCACCGGATGCGATAACTAATTGGTCATTACCTGTTGCAGAAGGCGCATCAGCACCACCAATAACTACGTTGTTAGAACCTGTTGTAATATTATTTCCAGCATCATAACCAATTGTAATGTTTTTATCAGCAGTTGTTATTAAATCCCCCGCACCGAATCCTATACCTATGTTGTTGCCGCCTGATGTTACATCATTTAAGGCACTATTACCAAGAGCAATATTCAAAGAACCTGTTGTAGTATTATACAACGTTGAAGGCCCAATTGCTACGTTATTACCTGAAGATGTCATTTGATGACCATACAAGGCCTGTTTACCAATTGCTATATTATTGTTAGAGGATGTAGTTACGTTAGCATTTCCTTGACCTGCATACTGACCAAGAAATGTATTACTTTGTCCGGGAGACCATAGCCCTGAACCACCACCTATAATTGTTGAAAAAGACCCTATCGCTGTTCTACTACCGGCATCTGCGCCAACAACAGTAACCCATGTTTGTTCACCATTAACTGTTCCTCTATTTCCAGCACTACTACCAATAAATACATTCTTTTGAGAATTAAGGCCGGTATTTTGCCAGTATTTACCTGCACTTACTCCAACCATTACATTTTGAATGCCCTCAGCATATTGACCTGCACTTTGTCCTATTGCTACTGTGTTACTTGGGTCTGCTGCTTCACACAGCGCATTAGAACCAATTACTACTGAATCGTGTTTACTTCCTGTTATTGACGAACCTGCATTATATCCAATCAACACAACTTCCCTACTAGTTGTCAAAGCATCTCCAGCATAGTTACCAATAACTACGTTTTTTGTACCGCTTGTTAATGTTCTAAGTGCATCTTTACCTATCCCTAAATTGTCATTGGCACTACTTAGTGTGCCATGTGGAGGTGCAGCATTATCAGTAGAAATTAGCATACTGTCTGTAAAGTTAGTAATATTACTAATTACATCCGTTAAACCATTGAGGTCAGAAGCACCACCAACTGCTGAACCCGCTACTGTTAAAGAACCGGGAATATCTACTGCACCTGTTGAAGCACCTGTTATCCAAGTAACTCCACCATCACCGGAACTTATTGATAATTGACTATCACCTGTTGCACTTGTTACATCTGCTGCACCAATTACTACGTTAAAATCTCCGCTAGTGATATTATTTCCGGCAGTTTGTCCTAATGCTATGTTCTTCGCGCCTGATGTAATACTTTGTAATGAACTTGTGCCTATTGCTGTGTTATAATTAACGTCATTACCTGTTGCGGCATTCATAGAGTGTGTGCCTATTGCTACGTTGTAGTCTCCGTCATTATTCACTTGAGCCATTGTATTAAAGCCCATTGCTATGTTATAACTACCCGACCTTAAACCTCCACCTGAGTTTTGTCCTATAACACAATTATATGTTCCATCTGTTGCTCTAAAGTAAGAGTAAGAACCTATTGCCGTGTTATGATTTCCTTCGATTAATGCTGTTGCAGAATTATGGCCTACTGCTGTGTTGTTATCTCCCGATGTTAAAGCATCAAGCGTGTAATTCCCAATTGCTACTGTGTATTCTGCACCTGCTACTGAACCACCTAAAGCATCATATCCGATTGCTATGTTATCGTTTTCTGTATCTGCGGCATCTAAGGCACGATAACCTATTGCGAGATTTCTTGTACCTGTTGTGTTTGCTTCTAACGCTTGTGTTCCTACTGCTACGTTACTATCTCCGGTTGTATTTGCCTCTAACGCTTCATAACCGATTGCTATATTATAATTAGCAGCACTACTATTACCATTAGAGCCATAAAGTGCTTTATAGCCTATTCCAATGTTAAAGTTTCCATTGTCCTGTGCGCCATATCTCAAGGCTTGATTCCCAATAGCAAGATTGTATGCACCTGTCGCCGCTTGATTATATGCACCACCCATAGCGGATGAACCAATGGCAATCTGATTACCTTCAGTAGTATTTCTTTCTAAAGCATTTTGACCTATACCAATGTTGTAACCACCTGTTGTTGTGTTATACATTACATTGTAGCCTAATGCTATGTTGTAATCCCCTGTTGTTAATTCATTTATCGCGGCTCTACCTACCGCTACGTTACCTGCCGCATCTCCTTGAACTTTAGTCATCGCGCCACGACCTAGTGCTACGTTATGACTACCAGTATGAAGTGTTGAACTGCTACCTGTCATCGTACTTGAACCTAATGCTACGTTGAAACTGCCTATTGAATTAGCACCTGCACCCTGACCGATGTATGTATTTTCTGAGTCATCTTCAATTCTAGTTCCCGCATTATGACCGATGATGGTATTGTTACTACCTGTTGTAACTGCATCTAATGTGTAACTCCCCATTGATACGTTTTGTGAACCACTTGTTAAGACCTTGAATACATCTCTACCTATTCCTATATTTTCATTAGCACTACTTAGTGTACCCGTTGTAGGTGCGGATGTATCGCTGTTGGTTTGAATTAAAAGTGAATTAGTGAAATTAGTAGCATCCATCAATACATCATCTAGTGCGCCAATATCAGAAGCACCACCACCTGCTGCGGCTTCTAAACTAATTTGAGTATTAGCATGGTCGTAAGTTAATACATAATTATCTTGACCTGAACCTACGCTTTGGTCTACATCAAATTGAAAGTTACCTAAGTTTACTTGACCTGTTCCATTTGGCGTAATACTAATATCACTATTAGCACCATCTGCAATTACAATAGAACCGGAGTTTGTTCCGCTATTTGTATTAAGAGTTAAATCACTTGTTCCTAATGTAGTTAATGTTGGATTACCCCCGCTAGTACCAAATCTAAAAGTTGTTGCTTGCATTGACATTAATGAATTAGCATTAAGATACATATTTCCTGTACCACTTGCTGTTCTAAGTAATGTATCTCCATCTGATTGAAATTGAAGTTTAGCAGTTGTACTGCTAATATTAGGTGCAATTGTAACATCTGCATTAGAATCTCCTACTCTAATAGTATCAGCATTAAGTTGTATATCTCCTGTTCCATTTGGTGTAATATTTATTGCAGTGTTTGAAGTTGAAACAATACTATTTCCATTAACATCTAAATCTCCACCTAACTGTGGAGTGGTATCTGCGGCTAAACTTGCTATGCCACCACCTGCGGCATTTTCCCATGCAACACCACTACCTGTTGAAGTTAGGATTTGGCCGTCATTACCTTGCCCTCCATTTACTTTGAAGTTTTCAGCATCTACTAACCCAAAGTATGAGTTTTTGAACTTTAGAGAGGATGTTCCTAAATCTATATCATTATCAGTAACAGGTTCTATTGCACCATCTTTAATCAATAGTTGAGCCGTTCCGTCTGTTGTGAATCCTATTTGATTTTCTGCATATCGGTATATTCCTGTATTATCATCACCTGCTAATGACAAACCCGGAGCAGAATTAGAACCTGCAATAATTTCAAATCTTTTATTCGCTTCAACCTTAGATGGTTGCATATACATAGCATTAGAACCACCAACTGAGAATGCTAAAGTATCACCTGTTAATCTATACATTCCTGTATTAGTATCAGAAGCAAATGAAAATGTAGGCGCACCTGCTGAACCATTAACACCACCTGCATTTGAATCACCACCACTTGCGGCATCTTCCCAAGCAACTCCTGAACCAGTTGAAGTTAGAACTTGACCGTCAGAACCTTGACCGCCATTTATTTTGAAATTAACACCATCAACTATCCCTGCTGTTGTAAAACCAGCCGCAGTAATAGTACCCGTTGTAGTATCGTTAGCATTATTGACTAAGAAAGCATCATCAACATTAAGAGTAGTACCGCTTAATGTGAGGTTAGTACCTGCTGAGTGTTGATTATTTGGATGAATATCATCAAATGTTTGTGATACCGACCAATCTATTACTTTTGCCGCAGTTAAACCACCGAGATAACCCCATTGTGTTGCGGAGATTGTTGTGCTACCAATATTTTCTAATTGCTCTCCTTCTGCTGCTGTCAAATTAGATATTTCAGTAATGTTAGATGCTGCTAATCCACCATCTAGAATATTAATCTCAGCAAGTGAGGCAGTTATTCCTAGATTTGTTAGTGCATTTCCTTGTTGAGTTGAGTTTAAACCTTGGTTATTTACATCTACTCTCAATCTATTTCCTAAAGAAGTAGCCGTAGTAGTTGAAAATGAAGCATCATCTCCAAGAGCCGCCGCTAATTCGTTTAGGGTATTTAATGCACTAGGAGACGAATCAACAAGTCCTGCTATCTCTGCATCAACATATGCCTTAATAGATTGTTGACTTGCTGCGGCGGTAGCACTGTTCGAACTCATATTGTCTTGGTCAAGCAACGTCAATTGGGTGTTTGCCGTCATGTCATCTACTACGAAATTAATCCTGCCGTTTGTATCATCATAGGTTACACCAATTCTAGTTTCAGTACCTACTAACATTGCACCTACTATATCCTGCACCTGCTCAGTAGAAAGTTGTGTGTTAGTAGTGTTAATATTTGTACCATCAATTGAAATGTTACTGTTTGGTGTAGCAAATGCAATAGCCCCTGCTGAATCATCCCAAATTAGAATCCTATCAGCATTAGGGTCAGAAAGACTTTCTATACCTAAGTGTGATAATGCCAACCCACTAGAAGTTTGGGATAAACCAGTTCCTCCTGCAACACTAAATGTAGTTCCACTTAGAGCAATACCACTACCTGCTGAGTAAGTAGTGTTAGTGTTGGTATCTGTTGAGGCTATTGTTACTGAACCACCGGATTCAGTTATTGTTACATTACTTCCTGCTGTAAATGCAAGAGTTTCACTTGAACCAAGTGTATTGCCTCCAGCAGTTACTGTTCTAAATGTATTAGTATCTGTTGTCATATCATCTACAACAAAGTTAATTCTACCGTTAGTATCATCATAACTTACACCAATTCTTGTTTCTGTTCCAACAAGCATACCACCTACAATATCTTGTACTTGTTCTGTTGAAAGTTGAGTATTGGTGTTAGTATCAGTTGCTGCGATAGTTACTGTATCATTAGATGCATTAGTTGTTAATGTAACATTAGCACCTGCGGCTAGAGTAAGAGTATCAGTTGCTGAATCTGCTGCGACAGTTGTTTGTCCACTTACTGCTACATTACTGAAAGCATTTTGATTGTTTTCTCCACCTGCACCTGCTGCTTCCAAACCGATTTGTCCGGTTGAGTGGTCGTACCTTAAAACGTAATTGTCTTGACCTGAACCTACTGTTTGGTCAGCGTTAAATTCATAGTTTCCTAAAGAAACGTGTCCCGAAGAATCACCTGTAATCCATACTACTGACCCATTACCATTATCAGATATTGACAATTGATGATTACCAGTAGCAGAAGGTACATCTGCTGCACCGATTACTATATTTTCACTACCAGTAGTAATATTGTTCCCTGCTGTAAATCCTAATAATAAATTTCCTTGACCTGTTGTTAAGGAACTTCCAGTAGCATATCCAAATGCAGTATTCAACCCACCGGAAAGTGTACCTCCAGTTTTTAGAGCATTATTACCTATGGCGATATTATGTGCATTTGTAACAACTGTACCTGAGCCTCCTAAAGATTTACTTCCTATTGCAATATTACTACTACCTGAAGTTATACCTTGACCGCTTTCGTCACCTATTGCATAATTATAACCTCCTGTAACATTATACAATGATGATTTACCAATACCGATGTTGTTACCATTTGCCCCCGTAGCATTATGTGCGGCTTGATGTCCTATTGCTACATTGTATGAACCTGAATGAGAAGTATGGTTAAGGCTCTGATAACCTATTCCTATATTTGCTGTTCCAGTTGAACCTAGTAATGCTTTATTACCTAAACCTATACTGTATGATGTAGTAGTAATATTTCCTCCACTTTCTGCACCAATCAACGTATTTTGGCTTCCAGTAGTAATTTTATCTCCGGCTAAATCTCCTATTGCAACATTGTTACCACCAGTAGTAATATCATGTCCTGCTTCTGCACCAAGTAATGTATTTCTAGCAGAAGTTGTTAAATTTCTCCCCGCTTCATGTCCAACAGCAACATTTCTTGTTCCTGATGTTAATGAAGAAAATACATTACTTCCTAATCCTATATTGAAAGTTGCATTATCTAGCGTACCTGTTGTTGGGGCAGCGTTAGTAGTACCTGTTTGTATTAGTAAACTGAACCCAAAATTAGTATCGTTAAATAGAACTTCAGGTAATAATTTAAATTGTAAATCACTAATTTGTGATTCAGTTATAGATAAAGCCGATTGATGTTGAGTAACATTCGATTGTGCTATTCTAGCATCAGCAAATGTTCCCGATGTGATTTTAGAAGTGGCTAATGCAGGTATATCTCCTGTTGCAAGTCCGTCATCTAATATGTTTATTTCTGCTAATGTTGCTGTAATTCCTAAATTAGTTAAAGCATTACTCTGTTGTGTAGAATTTAATCCTTGATTACTTACATCTATTCTAAGTCTATTACCTAGAGAAGTAGCAGTTGTTGTGGAAAAACTCGCGTCGTCTCCTAAGGCTGCTGCAAGTTCATTTAAAGTATCTAATGCAGAAGGTGCAGATGCCACCAAATTAGAAACTGAAGTATCTACATATGATTTAATTGACTGTTGACTAGCAGCAGCAGTTGCGCTGTTTGATGCAAAGTTATCTTCGTCAAGTAATGATAATTGTGTATTAGTATCAGTAGAAGCAATAGTTAAATTTGTTCCACTAGGTGTTAATGTTACATTAGAACCTGCTACAAACTTAATGTCCTGAGTACCACTTGATGCACCACTTTTAGTTAACCTGAGTATAGTATCATTAGATGAATCAACAAATGAGGATGTGAAAACATTCTGTGTATTTGTGTCAGTATTAGTATCTGTTGAAGCAATAGTAACTGCTCCTCCACTTTCACTAATCGTAACATTAGAGCCAGCAGTTAGGGCAAGTGTTTCTGTTGCACCTAATGTGTTACCACCTGCTGTAACTGTTCTATGTCCATTTACTGCAAGAGTTAAAAGTCCACCTGAATCATTATATGCTGCGGAAATATTAGTACCGCCGACTATCATAGCGGCAACTATATCTTGAACTTCTTCAGTGGTAAGTTGAGTGTCAGAAGTTGATATTGTTCCATCACCCGATGGTATTGTCAGATTACTTATACTGTTATTATCACTTCCAACGAATGATAAAATCGCACCATTAGAGGCCGCTTGTGCAGTTGTAATTCGTAAACTATTACCTGATGCTCCTGCTAATCCTATATTATTACCAACTGTTATATTAGAATTGTTTGATATAAAATTTCGCGCAGAAATATAACCAAACACCGCAGTTCCAGTAACTAAATTTTGATTCCCATTTGCAACTGAACCGGATGTTGCGGTTATCGTATCATTGAATGTTAGACTACCATCATCGTTAACTTGTAGATATTTAACCGAATTATCTGCACCAGTAAATTCTATTTTTGGTTTTGTGGTGTTCCCTGTATTTGGTGTAATTACAATATCTTTATCTGAATCAGCCATTAGTATTCAACCTCCATCTTTCCAACGTCCTTTCTTTCACCATGTATTATGTAAAAACAGTCAACGCCCTCGTCTGCTGCATTGCCTACGAACACGCGGTTGTCTTCTATCTTTTCTACATATAACATTTGAAACTCACCATTTGCAGTTAATTGTACTGTAATTGTTTCTTCATCAACTAATTCTTCCCAATACTCAGGGAGTTCTATTGACACTCCCATGTTATCACTACCAGTTATTCTACCTCTATGATATACCCCATGTTCCGGCCCTTCAAGAGAACCATGTTGTAATGTCTTTCCTTCTTGTGTAGGATGTGGGATAACGAAAGACTTAGTTTGCGCAGCAAATGAACCTTCTACTTGTAATTTGTAGCCGGGACTTGATGTTCCGATACCGACACGGTTGTTTGTAGTATCTATCTTAAACGTCGTACTATCAACAGTAACATCTCCTGAAACTGTTAAATTACTTAGAGTACCAACACTAGTTATTTGTGTTTGAGCAGCATCTACATTTAGTGTTGCATCTCCACTTGTTGCACCTCCACTAAGTCCAGTTCCTGCTACTACACTAGTAATGTCTCCGTTACCCGAACCAAACCCTTGTGATGTTATATAATCAAAAACCACATCTCCTGTAACTAAACCTGCATTACCATTAGCGATTGCACCATTACCTGCTAAGACTGCTGCTGTCCCCAACCCTAAATTACTTCTAGCAGCAGAAGCAGATGTTGCTCCTGTACCTCCTAGAGTCAAAGGTATAGTTCCAGCAGTAATAGCCTGTCCTGAAATACTTAAATAATTATTACTAACAGAAGCCAAAGTTACATTGGTAGAGTTATCTGTCCCGGCAACATCAACACCAATATTAGTTCTAGCATTTGATTTTTGAGTGGAGTTTAACCCTTGACTAGCAGTATCTGTTCTAACTCTATTACCCAACGCAGTTGTAATTGTAGTAGAAAAGTTAGCGTCATCACCAATAGAGGCTGCTAATTCGTTTAATGTATTCAAGGTAGCCGGAGCAGAATCTACTAAACTTGCTACTTCAGTGTCTACGTAGGCTTTGATAGATTGTTGTGATGCTGCTGCTGTGGCACTATTAGTAGCCATATTATCTTCATCTAAAAGAGTTAATTGAGTATTAGTATCTGTCGAGGAAATAGTTAAAGTTCCTGCTGAGTCATCATATGTTTTTGTGATATTACTTCCTGCAACAACTAAACTTGATACAATATCTTCAATTTCTTCTTGTGTTTTTCCAGTGGAAGCAATGGTTAAAGTCCCTGCTACATCGTCATATGTTTTAGTTACATTTGTACCTGCAACAATCAATCCATTCACATAGTCTTCTACTTGTTCTTGGGTTAACTGAGTATCACTGTTAGTTACTGTTTCTGTTGCAGTTGCAATGCCTGTTACATGACCGTTAGAATCTAATGTTATATCTTGAATGTATGTTCTTCCTGAATTGTTACTACTACTAGCGGCTGAAATATTAGGATGAGCAGTTAGATATGTATTAGTGTCAACAGTGTAACTTCCTGCGCCTGTTCTTTTCATGAATCCATTACTACTAAAGTCTCCATCCATTACAGCCCCTGCCGCCGCAACATTAGTTGCATCCGTTACATCTGCTGACGTTTCAATTCCGGATAGTTTAGTCCGTTCTGATGAACTAATAACTGTCCCACTACCTAAATCGGTAAGACCATTTATCTTATCAACTGTAATCGCATCATCTGCAATTCTCGCAGTTGCAAACGTACCACTAGTAATCTTTGAAGCAGAAAGTGACGGTATCCTTACTGTTGCAAACGTACCACTTGTAACTTTAGATGCGGCTAAATTTGGTATATCACTTGCAGACAATCCTCCATCGAGAATATTTATTTCTGCTAAACTAGGTGTAATGCCTAAATTTGTTATAGCATTTGCTTGTTGTGTAGCATTAAGTCCTTGACTGTTAACATCAACTCGTAATCTGTTACCTAATGCAGTTGAAGTTGTTGTAGCATAATTAGCATCATCTCCTAAGGCGGCTGCTAACTCATTAAGTGTGTCTAATGCCGCAGGAGCAGAAGCAATGACCCCCGCCACTTCTGTATCAACATAAGCCTTTATTGACTGTTGACTAGCAACTTTAGTTGCTGAATTAGAAACCATATTATCTTCGTCTAGTAAATCTGATGAAATTGAATAGTTATTTGCACTAGTAGAAATACCATTTAATTTAGTATGGTCTGCATCAGTAAATACATTTGAATCTAATGCTGACTCTACTAATGCACGTACTTCAGAAGCAGTTGACGTAGTATTAATTGTGGTAGTCAATGTACTTCCATCAGTTTTCGTCAAGGTTAATGTATTATTTGCAAAATTTGCAGCATTAACTGCTTGTTGGTTAGATGTAATTAATAATCTTTCATTGATTCTTGTGACAGATATTGCTCCTGACCCCTCAAAATTTACCGAAGTAAATGAGCCATCTGTTCCTGTCAGTTTTAATTTCTTAGTACCTACATCGGCGGTGTCTTCAACAGAGAAAGCATATTGTGTATCATTTGCATCAAATGATATCAAATCAACATATGTTTTGACGGCTTTAGTTGATGGTACTGAATCATGGTTAGCACTTATACTACTAAAATCATGGTCAAATTCATTAACATCTGCTAAAGAAGTTAGTGATGCTGATGTAGTTAAATAATTACCACTAGCCTGTTTTGCATTTAGTTGTGTTTGAATTGCAGAAGTAACACCACCGAGGTGTCCTATTTCGGTTGCAGATACTCCCGTTACTCCATCTAGTATATTTATCTCTGCGGCAGAAGCAGTTATACTCAAATCACTAAGAGTTTCTACTTTAGTATTTAATGTAGAAGTTAATCCAGTTACTTTACTTTGGGCAATATCTAATAACTTACTATTAGCGATAGAGCCAGCAAGTTGAGTATTACTTATTCCTCCTGATTTTACGGTAACTGCTCCACTACTAACATCAAAGTCAGCACTTGCAAAAGAAGCAATACCCTTGTTAGAAGAAGTAGCGTCTTCTGCTGAAATTGTTAATGCTCCCCCACCATCATTGTATGTAGTAGTGATTCCTTCTCCTTCAGTTAGTAAAGCATTAACCCTATCATCTACTCGTTCATCAGTAAAATATAAGTTTGAATCTTCTGCTATATTTGAGGTGGTTAAAGTAGCAGTTCCACCAAGGGCAATAGAACTACCATTCAGTGTAATTGTTGAATTAGCCAACTTTGCATTTGTTATACTACCTGCTAATTGGCTATTCGTTACTGAGATATTTGAAACGTTAGTTGCCCAATTTGCACCAACAGTAGCGTTAGTTGCTATTCCTGATAATTTAGTATTTAGTGCAGAAGTAAAATTAACGTCAGATTGGGTATCGGCAGATAAAACTCCGGTGATAGAATTAATTGATAAATTACTACCTACCTTAAAACCACCCAATGCAGAAGAAGTAGCAATGGGTAGAGTATAATAATTAGAATTACTATCTACTGAATCTAATTTAGTTTTCAATGTATCAGTAAAATTATTTTCGGTAAGACCTCCATCCCCCACACTATATTGAGTATCTGTTACTGTTTCAGTAGCAGATGTTATTGCGGTAATGTGTCCATTAGAATCTAATGTAATATCTTGTATATATGTCCTACCGTCATTATTAACAGAAGATGCTGCCCCACTAATAGTGGGATGGGCAGTTAAGAATCCACTGTTACTGTTATCATAATTAGCCAAATCTCCATCTACATTTAATGTATCTCCGGTTAAACTAATGCGACTACCGGCAACTAAATTAGTATCATCCCCGATATCTATAACGTTTCTAGTAATTGTTTGCCCACTAATTGTAAGATAGTTTCTAGTTCCTGCTAAAGTAACGTTGGTAGAATTATCTGTTCCTGCTGTATCTACCCCTAATACTGCTCTAGCCTGTGAAGCATTCAACGCTTCTATACTTCCTGAACCACTAGTCTGTCTACCTAATATTACAGTATCTCCTATATTTTGTATTTTATCAAAAGTAACTGCATCGTTTGCGATTCTTGCTGTTGAAAATGTTCCACTAGTTATTTTACTAGTAGACATATCCGGTATTCTACTTATGTTAAATACACCACTAGTTGTCTTACTAGCAGATAAATTAGGTATATGGGATGCGTTTAATTTACTAAATATTGTAGATAAATTAATTCTTCGTAGTCCATTTGTCGCATCATCATACATCAGATAATCGTTACTCAAGTCAATACCAGTCTCAATGCTTAGAGAATCGATATCAACATTAACAGTTCCACTAGTGTTAGTTAAAGCATTACCAAATGCTAAGGTTGATTGTTTACCCGACAGCGCAGAAGTTAATCCTGTAATTTTACTTTGAGAAATACTTCCTGCTAAATGTGAATTTAAAACAGCATCATCTGCTATTAAAGCACTAGTTATTGTATCATCTGCTATTAGTGCAGACACAATAGCATCATCAGCAATCAAGGCAGAGGTAATAGCATCATCTGCTATTTTAGCCGTAGTAATAGCATCATCTGCTATTTTAGCAGTGGTAACTGCATTAGTTGCGATTGAAGCATTGACAACAGAATTGCCAGTTAATTTAGCAGCAGTGACAGCATTGTTGGCTATTTTGGAAGTTGTAATTGTACCATCTGAAAGTGAAGTTGAAAGTGAAACATCACCTGACCCATTAAAGGAAACAGCAGATGCTGTTACATCACCTGTGAGTGCAAAATTTCTAGCGGTAGATAATACACCTGCGGAAGATACTGTGCCAGTTACATTTCCAATAAAAGTTCCTGCAACAAAAGTCTCATTCCCAACTGTCCATCTACTAGCACTCTCATCCCAAAATAACGTCTTGTTAGTTTGATTTCCTCTCTCTATTTCTATACCAGCATCTTCTGAAGGAGTCCCAGTTTCATCTGAGTTAAGAGTAATTATACTATCTCCTATGTTAACAGTAGTTGAGTTAACTGTGGTTGTACTTCCTGAAATTGTTAGATTCCCACCAATAGTTAAATTGCCAACACTAATGTTATCATTCGTATCACCAAGACTAAAAGTTCCTAAATTTGCATTATGTAGAGCAGCCCTAACATTCGTCGTGTCTGTTACGTCTGCACTGGCTTCTACACCTAACATAGTTAACAAATTAGTTGGGGTAATTTCTTCAACAATTCCTGCTCCTGAAGAGTCTCTACCAAGTATCCTGTTTGTAGCAGAGACATTCTGTATCTTGGCGTATGTTATTGCATCATTAGCGATATCAGTAGTAGCAATAGTACCGTTATTTATTTTATCAGAAGTAATAGCCCCGTCCGATATCATATCCGTAGCAACTTGAACCTCTCCAATCAATCCAGCACTAGTCGCTCCTAATACTCTATTACCTGTTGAGAGATTTTGAATCTTTGAATACGTAACACTATCGTCTGCTAATTTAGTAGTGGTTACATTAGCATTAAGAATATTAGTAGTAAGAACTGCATTATCTGCTAATTTAGCAGCAGTAATAGCATCATTTGATATTGCACTAGTGCCAATGTTAGTTACTTGACTAGTTAATGCTAATGTACCAGTCGAAGAAGGAAGTGTTAGTGTATATGCAGTAGAACTAGGAATATGTGTTAATGTGCCTCCCTTGTTTATTCTCAACCTTTCTACATTATTATCTATTGCAGAAAATTCTCTATCTGTTTGAGTATATCCTACATATTGATGTAATCTAGAAGTTGAGTTATTTGCTTCAGCAGAATCTATTTTTACAACAATAACTGGAATATCACCAGTTGCTAATTCTGCAACAGTTGACGTAGATGCATTTGCTTTTCCTGTTACTGCACCAAATCTCCACGCTAAGGAGTTATCAGATGCCACAACAATAACACCATACCAATCTACACTATTAGCAGAAATTTGGGCTGTTGTAGTTGATAAAAGACCACCAGTAACAGAAATAACTTTACCATTCCTAAGTACTATACCTGCTGCAACTTGAAAGGCAGTTCGACCACTAGATGTAGTCTGTGTTAAATTAAACCCACTTATTGCTCGATTTTCACCAGTAGCAGCATGTAAAGCCTTGATAATACCTGAGTGTATATTGTCTGTACCATCTACTAATTGTACACCCGTTGGGTTACTACTAAGTGTTGAAATTATACCCGGATTTGAACTCATTCTCTACCCACCTCTATTCTAATTGTAAACGCAACAGTATCGCTTGCCCCGACAACACCAGTAGACGTGAAGGTAACTCGGCTCAATAAAGTGCCGTTTCCATTTGTTGTTCCAGTAGCAAAAACACCAAGTTCTGCCACACCGGAAGCAGGTATTTCACTTCCTGTAAAACTAACATTATATGTCAATGTTGTACCAGTAACAGTAGGAGTTATTCCTGTTTTTTGTGCTATCCAATTATTTAGTCCTGTATGTGAAGCAGACGTACTATCTCGACCATCACCAATTGCTATCACTGTATATTCCGATGCAAGTAAAGTTGCAATTGCATTTAATCCTTCATTTACTACTGTCATTTTTAATCCTCACTACTATACGAACTTATTACTACTGTCCCTGTTTCAAACCCTACTTCTTCTGTAAAACCAAATACGTCGTCGAAACCTAAATTAGATGTCTCCCCCGTACCAGTTATCGTGTACTCTACTAAGGTAGTCTTTAACGATATAGAATCTTGTAGATAAATGCCCCCTCCAACTATTTCGCTATTTACTGAATATGTTGTAGCATTAGATGTTCTAAGTTGGGTATTTATTTCAGACAAACGTTCAGCAATAGTTTTGTTAAATGTACCTACTGTCATAGTTAAAATAGGTGAAAGTACGTTTTCAATCTCAAATATCATGTAGTCATTTGGCTTAATGTTTTGTCTAGGAAAGTCTAAATAAACTACATCTCCTGCTTCTAAGGTTTCTAATCCTTCTCTTAAAATACGTAAAGTTATCATTTCAGCATCCGATTGATGTAATTGTAAAACTTCTCCAGCCTTAATTTTAGCATCAGAAATATTTCTAATAGTTGGGTCAACAACAGTTATTTGTTTAGGAACATCTTCTATTCTTACTCCACTATTTGCAGTTGCTTGTATTCTATCTCCAATAACAGTAACAATATCTGCTTTCGCAAACATAGAAGTAGACTTTTCTATACTTATTATTTTATGGCTTTTATAAGAAATCGTCTGTTTTCGCAATAGGCTTGTATCATTAACGTTTCTAAATATTACTTTTTTACCTTTAATTGTAAAATCTAACCCTTTTTTAGATGCTAATGAATTCAAAGCATCAAACGCAGGAACTTGGGTAAAATTATTTGTGGCAATGAAAGTTTTTTTATCTCGTTTTATTAGTTCGTCATTTACTGAAGGAACATACCACAAATCGATATCAGTATCATCGTGGACGTTTTCAATAGTTATTGTAGTCCCTGATACTCCTGAAACCTTCCCTATCGGATGTCCTTCATGTGTATAGAGTATATCGCCGTCTAAGATATTTTGAACTGTTGCTTTACAAGTAATCACATTATTAGATACTGAACTAACAATGTTCCCAGTAAATTCTGATTGACTTTGAATAATATTAGTTTCTAAGTTTGAATTTTTAATTACCCTCTCCATTTCTATTTCTATCTCATCTCCAACAATAATACTAGAACCTATATGACACTTAGTTATATTACTCAATAAAGGCTTCCTAGCCAAATCAAGATTTACAGTTTCACCAAAAGAAACTAACCCATCACCATTTAGTACTCCGTCATAAATTAATCTTAACTCCCCTCTACGTATTCCTAATAGTGAACTTGGGCTTCCATAACTAACCATCATATTCTTTTGTTCAGAGTTATTACCATCAGTAACATAACATTCGAAAGTGTCACCATCATTATATGGTAGTCTATTAAATGCCTGAACATAATTTTCGGAAATAACCATTTGATGTGTTTCATTATTAGTATTAGGAGCAGAATCAGTGTTAACTAAAACATACATACTAAACACTCCTTCTTGCATATAGTCAGTAATACCTGCAAGTCTTTGTAGTTCATTTTCTCCTGTCATAAAATGTGAGGTTTTGGTCGAATAATCTAATCCAGTATCAAATAACCTATTGATTATTATTTCGTTGGGTGTATCTCTAAATGTTGTTTCTGCAAATCTCATTAATCTAAATCTAGGACTACTGTAAGTTGTAGGGGCTTTGTCTAATACAATAGTATGTACAAAGGCTAAGTCATCATTTGTCGTTTGATTACTAGTGTGCGAAAGTATTTTAGCGATAAAAGTTGTATTTATAGTATTATAAGAACTAAGATTAGTTGCGTCATTTGGGGTAACATCATTTACTCCTAATGAGGTCACTGATTTAGAATGTATACTAGATTCTGAAACTAAATAATATCCTGTTAAATCCGGAACAAAATTTAACCATGTGTGAGCAGAATCAGCGTCATTTATATCAACTGTTATCGTTACAGTCGTACCATTTGTAATATTAGCATCTGTCATATTCAATACTGGTTTAACCAACATCTGTGCTTTGTATAATCCACCCCCATCATTTTCAGATGGTTCAGTATGATATAAATGTCTAGTAGTACTAAGTTTACTTCCTTCTTTAGATTCTAAGAAATAACGAGTACCGCCGTCTGCAAAAGTTTGGTTATTGGGATTTGTCTGCCCACTTCTAGTGTGTGAGCCTGAAATAGCATACCCTATACTACTAGTAGCAGAATTTCTCCAAACCATTGTGTTTACTGTATGCTGGTCACGCCTTCCTGCCGTAAGTCCACTATCAGCATAATCAACGTATGCTGCATGTTCTTGACGACTACCAAGTATAGCACTTGTTTGTTGTATATTCGAAACATCCGGTCCTACACTACTGAGTTGTCTAATGTTTCTAAATACCGCAATACAGTTTTCATATAGATGAGAATATTCATCTAATCCGAATTTATCTATATGAGTTAAAGAAGCAGTACTATGTCTGTTTTGTAGCAAAGCAGCGATAACTCTAGAACTATGTCTATACGCATGGTTGTTTAACAGAGAATTCCACTCATCATCAGGGTGAAAGGGACTTTGATTAAAATCTTCCATATCAGGAGTACTAGTGACGTTTTCCCCTGCTTGGAATACAAATGGAATGAACATATTGGGTGGATTAAAATTTTCTGAGTCTCCATTTTCTAGTAAAGCATATTTAAATTTATCATCTTCAGAAACATAATTAGGTCTAATTAAAAATACACTAGACAGGTCTTTTCTTAAATCAGTAGAATTGATTGGGTCTTGAAACCCGTTAGTAAACGTCTTTAGTCTATGAGATAAGTCAGTATATTCATGTACCACATATACATTTTTAGCACCACTACTCCACTCCGAGGTAGTGTAATTAACGTGAAAATATTTTGAACTAGTTATGGTACTTCCACTACTGTAAGTAAACGCACTCTTCACCATCAACAACATTTTACCAGTACTAGCCTCAAATATACAGTCTCCTGTATCAAAAGATATACTACCGCTATATCCGGAAAGAGCATGATTTAAACCCCCACTTCGCGTCAATTTTAGTTCATTATAATTTGCTCTTGCTCTACTCATTTGATATCCAACTAAATCATTTTCTATATTTTCAGCAGTTTGTAACTTATCAGAATCTACTGGATTAAAGTGCCAATCAAACGTAGCCTCTACTAATCTAGCAATTCCGAATCTTTTTATTTCATTAGTAGTCTTATTAGCAGACTTAATTGACATTCGTTCATAATTACTATCTTTAGTCTCAGACATACTACTACTTCCTATATATTCGGAATGAGATGTAATAGTTGATGAAGTCGCACTTTCACTTTCTAACACACAAGATAAGTCATTATAATTTAGTGGTTGACTGCCGATGTTATTATATCGTAATTTAGAATATGGAAACAAATCTCCAGTAGATAACAATTCATAATTTTGTGCTTTACCATCATAATTTAGTATTTTTTTAGCATTATAAACTGTTTTATTAGTAACCACCGCGCCAGCCGTCCCACCACTATGTGCTAATTCAAATGGTGGTACTATGGGTGTTGAAGTTCCGTCCCAAGTTAAGTTTCTCCAAGGACTATTAATTGCATTAAGTAAAGTATAATTTTCATCTATGACTAAATTACTACCCAAAAGAGGTTTAGTAGTAGTTGAAACAGTTGCCGATGAAGCATCTCCGTTTCCTTTAATTGGATAAGCAATACTATATCCTTTCAGTAAACTAGGAGTTTTGCCATACATATCATCTCCTTTTCTAGTTAGAGTACCCGCATTGAATTTCTGTAAGTCCCAATATCGGAATGTTTCTCTAGGAGTCCATAGGTCATCTGAACTAATAGAATCTAAATTACCAGTATCTACTTGAGAGTCTATTCTATGAATAAAACCTCCACTATTAAGATTATTATTTATTAAATATAATGAAAAGTTGGACCTAGTATCCAGTGTGTTATTTTCTATTCTACCCATAACTATTGGTACAATAGGAGCAATTTTCAAAGTAGTTTCACCATTATCTTTTTCAATTATTTCAACTACATCAAATCTTTCAGAAGAAAACGACATGAAATTTTTTGCTGTGGTTGATGCTCCTAACTCATTTGATAGTTGTATTGCAAAAGTAGAATCATCAGAACTAACATCACTACTCAATGTGTTAATGCTAATTGGTTTAGCAACATCATACCCCAATGTTCGATTAGATAAATATGAACCTGAATTAGATGTTCCTTCTAGTCTAGTTCTATTCAAATTTCTATCGAAGGAAAAACTATCTTGAAATATTAATCCTTTATCACTAATACTTGAAAAATCAGTTGTTCTTGTTGTTAGTACTGGATTACTACCGATGGCCTTTGTTCCGGAAACATAAGTTGGTTCTATAAACGGGTCATAGTAGTAGATGTTAGTAGTAGTACTCATATTAATTAACGGACGATGGGTTAATGTTATTGCAGTAGATGTAGCCGAAGCAACTTCACCAATAAAAATTCCACTAGTTCTAGTAAATAATAATGTATATTTAGTCGGCGTAAACCCATCTCCGGAACTATGAGTTATCACCTTACCACTAACAGATACATTAGTTAGACTTTCAGTTAAAGAATATGGAATTACTGGATTAATGGTACTATGAATTATATCTTCAGAATAAGATAAATTTTTATTTACAGTCGAATTTAACAATGCTGAAGCAGTATCTCTACCTTCTAATCTAGCAGTGGGTTGTTGTGTTTGTAGGCTGTCACTTTTTTCAATTGTCCCATTAAATATTTCTTCTTGTAAAGAAAATGCTCCATCATAATAATAAAATCGACTAATAGTATTGTCTTGGTAAAATTTTCTATCAGCATCTTGAAACTTAACATAGCCCATGTCTTTATCTATGTAATCTACTTTATTCAAATGTGAAGGTAAATTTGCATAAACAACTCTTGTGTCGTAGAATTTACTCTCCTCCTTCTGTATAGTTGCACCGGAAATAGTTAGCCTATTATTATCAGAATAATGTACTTGAGTATCTGAATCAAATTTTTCTGTATTCAATACTCCTGACCAAGATAATATGTAAACAGACTCATTTGTAAACTCATGAACTGTCCCTGCAACGGTAAATGTATTAACAGGAGGAAAGATAATTTTACTTGCCTTAACCGTAATATCTTGATGTGTTCCACTTTTATTATTTACTGCATCAACAACATAAAATCTATTATCTATTATTAGCATTGTATTTGTAGTAATTTTACCTGATAATTTATAATCATATGCACTATCTAAATCGTTTAGTCTAATAGTGTTACTACCGGACACTTTAGATGCAGTAAATGGTAGTATTTTCTTACGTGTATTATCATTAAAAACAGAATTAGAAACTACCATTTTTTGACCATTTGTGTATTTTTTCAATACCATACCGGATTGATTGCCTATATCCACCTTGGCTATTTGACTTATTCTGTTTTTTGGACTATTTATTATCCTGTCGCCAACAAAAGGAACAATATCCCCAACTAATGGTCGAGGGTCAGAAGTAATATATCTTGAAGGACCATTCATCTTTCCATCAAAATTATTCGCATCGTTTGCAGTAGGAGTCGTACTATCTAACTCATGTCTTTTCATATTAGTAAATGCAGTGTGCCAAAATAAAGGATTAAAATTACTGTCTATATCGTCAGCATTTCTTAAATTATCAACTAATGTGATATCTAAGTTACCTTTTCCTAAATTAGTAAATGTTCCTTTTAGGTTAGACTCTGTTCTAAAAACTATATTTTGTATTCCTTTACCAATTTTATAGACTTGATTATTGCTGGTACTTCCAGTTATTACAACCCTAGCAAAATCTAATTGGAAAAAGTTACCAGTAATATCTTTTATGTTACCTAAGAAAATATTACTACTATTAAATATAGACATTCCTTCACATAACATATTTGTGTGAGCAGAATTAGCAACTTCGAATCTTACAGTACCACTACCTTCTTGATGTTTAGCATGTGCATCTGTATCAGTAATAGTTATGTTAGTTAATGTAGAAAACCATCTTAGTCTAGTTAGAGTATATTTTTCCATATAATCTAGTTGGTTTTCTTGTTCTAATCTTTCATTATAGAAATAAAATGTTGGAGTAGCGACAATATTAATTGCATCATAATTATTTGTTGATGCCAAATTATCCCCTCTTAACCCATAACTAACTGCAACAATATCACTATCATTTATTTTATGTGGTCCTTTGTATATTTCAAAATTAGTATCTTTAGGGATAGTTCCAGTATATTTTGGAGTAAATTCTAATCCGTCTCCAAACGTGTCAAAAGTAGTTATTGTAGTAATTTTAGCAAAATGTGGTCTAACAGAATCTTGCCTAGTAGTAGAATCATAAATTTCAGGATTAATCATAATAAAATAATCATAGTTATCAATATCAATTCCAAGAGTATCAGACGCAGGGGAGTCATCAGTAGAATAAACAAACTTTCTATTTGTTTCGGAATCAGAAATTTTACTATCATAAACTCTAATTTTGAATGAAGGAGTAATTTCTTTATTAGTAGAATAACTAGTTATTGTGGTATTTGTTGGTAATATTCTATTTCCTATACTACTAGTGTTATCATTAGAAACACTACCTGCATGTGGGGCTTTTCTAATTTCAGTGAATATTACAGAAGGTACTACGTCAGAAGTAGCCGAACCAGTGCCTGTATGTTCTGATTCTAAATATGTAGTTTTCAGAACAGGATTTACAGAAACATCCTTGAACGCTTTATTTGTTGTAAATTCAGTTGTTAAACTACCATATGCTTCATTGGCATCTGAAGTTAAAACTCCCGACTTTAAAGGATATGTAATTGTACCATTTGTCTTAGCCATAATCATTCACCAAACCTATAATAAAATAATGTTTGTGCATAATTAGGGTCTAATGAAGTATTTGACAAACTAGTAGATACACCCTTACACATAGAAATCTCATATAACTCTCCCATAAATTGTGTTTGTTTTCTGTTTGTAGCATCAAGATTACCATCCTGACCAATGAAACAGTCAGAAGGATGCATAGTAAAATGGCCTATGTTTACTCTTGCAGCCTTTACAATGTTTCCATTAACATACAATGTGACAGTATTTCCATTAAAAACACATGAGACTCTAGAAATTTGTTCTACATACAATGCTTCTTTAGGTTGTGAGGTATAAATTGTAGAAGTTACAGTAGTCGCAGGAGATGCAGATAGTGTAATAGTGTTAGATGAAACTGAAGAAACTGTACCTATTAACACACCGCTAGAATCATATATTTTATTTCCGGTTGAAATAGCATTAGCCTCACCACTGCTAACGGTAATATTAGATGAAGATGCTGAAGCAGTAGTAGAAATTCTAGCCAACGAAGTAGTTGCCCCTGAATAAAACCCAGTTGGGTCATAATAACCAAATAATTTGCTCTTAGAAATAAACACAGGTTCGCTTGCAACAGTATGAGTTATGGGTGTGAATAAAGAATCAGTAATTTCACAAACTAATTTATATTCTGCTGGTTGATTAAAATTAGAAGAAGTTGTGTTTTGTAAATAGAACTTAAAATAAGTATTTGCAAAAAGCATCATTTTATGTGTATTTCTATTTGCACCAAAAAAGGTAACGCTCTGATAATTAGAAATTGCGTCAAGTTGGTTATCTAGACCTAAGTTTGGACTAGGTGGAGTTTTTGTACTATCTAATCTACCTTGACCAGTAGTTCTATGTCCAATACCATTAACGTCATATGGGGTAATTAGTGCTTCTATTGTAAAACTCCTATTATAGTTCCATATACTACCTAAACTGGAATTACCAGCCCCACTCCAACTAGCCAATACAACTCCGGATAAGTTATTTAATGAAGAGGCTTCATTACCACCTTGAGTAGTAGCAGTAAGTGTTAGTACGTTATTAGTTCGAGATACTATTAATGTCTGTCCATGTCCATTTGTAGCATTAATTATCGCATTTTTTAAATTCTCTGCGGTAGCATTATTATCTGCTCCATTTTGAAACCAAACATACGTATTATTAGTTGCTCCATTTGATTCAGTAGCGTGAGCATGATATTTTTTAACCCCCCCTTGAGAGTTAGTTATCGAAATATATTGATTTTGTACGTTTGCACCGGCATTAACTCCACCACTAAAATCACTTTTACTAGTTCCTCCAAATGTCTGAGTAACAATATTAGTATTTCCATCTGTGCCTACTGTACCTTGAGTTAAGGTGATTATATTATTACTTACAGACCTAGTAATATTGAAACCGGAAGCACCATGAATTGCAGTACCTAAATTTGTTGCAGTAGTATTGTTATTAGTTCCTAATTGAAAAAATATAACACTATGTGGACTACCACTAACTGATATCGTACCAGTATCTCCTGTTGAAACAGCATCTCCTACCTTAACTGGTGAGAATTTTTTTACTACTCCTAAAGAGTCAGTAAGTTGTATGTAAGAGCCGGGGTCATGGGCAAGGACACCACCAGTAAAACCAGTAATACTTCCTAAGATACTTGCACTACTATATGCAGAAGTTCGACTAATTGATTGTCCACTAAAATTAGTTAGGCTAGGAGAAGATATTGTTATTGTTGTACCACTAACAGAAGCAACTGTCGAATTAAAACCATTAGTATGATTTATTGCATTTCTTAAAGCATTGGCAGTTGCGGTGGTATTACCACCAATTACTACTCTAACAACCGAAGTCCCATTAGCGGTTGTACCGACAGAATTAGTATTACCATTTGCAGATGGAATGAATTTAAAATTCTTTGTGACCAAATTACCACTACTATTACGCATAGTAATTGTCATATATTCATTGATATTAGTTGCATTTGTTGCATTTGTGCCTCCTGAGAAAACAGTAGCAGACAACTTACTACCATTAGCAATAGTTGAACCAATAACAGGGCCAGTGTTAGGAGTAGTGTTATGGTTTCCTGCTGTCCCAGTAGCATCTTGCGTCAACGTAATACTTCCTGTAACACCAGTGGTATTGGAAGTTAAGGCTGTTATATCCAACCCTGAACTTGGGTTGCTTCCAATACCATTGAATGAATTGATTGCTTGGGTTAACATGAATCTAAAATGTTGATTATTACCACTAGAAGTTAACCCCACTTCAGGAACGAATATATCATTATCCAAATATCCTGAGGCAATTAATGTATCAGCAGTAAGACCACCGTTAGTCATACCATTAATACCTGCTATATCCGATATTCTTGCACTAGGCCCTTGCATGTCAGCAGGAAAACCATTACTAGCAGAATTATCGATGTAAAAGAATCTGAATGTTTTATTTGCAGTAGTTCCCGAACCTGTTTGTCTGTTCCTGAGAATGATAGCATTGTTATTACTAGCAGTTGTACTTGCTGTTATAGGAGTAGGATTCCAACCAGTACTGAATGTTATAGCCCCCATTGCAACAGCAGCAGAAGTAGTACTCGTATCTAAGGTACTACTACTTGTTGTTGGTTGAGTAGAAACTGAGAATGAAGCAGAACTAGAAGCCACAGCAGTAGTATAACCTTCTACACCATTTGCAGGTAAGTTTGCGTAATTTGAAATAGTTATAGAACCAGTAGCAGTGGCTGCTGAAACATTAGAAGCCTCAGTTAAAGAATTAGAATTTACAGTTATTGTAGAAGAATTATATGTTATTGAATTAGAATCATCAAACTCAAATTTTAGGTGTCCATCAGACATAACTGGGAAAACCAATGCTCGACTTTTACCAACATGCACTGTACTAACCATATTATCACCTACATGTTACTAATTGGATTTTCTGATAATACCGTTGCCACCTCAAACTCCATAGTAAAAGCAACAGAATTAGGTTGTTCACCCGAAAGAGTAGTAGAGAAATTACGAATAAATCCTGACATTCCTTTCAAATCGTCTATATTAGTCGTTGGAGTAAATGACGATGTTGGTGACAATCCCAATACATCACTACCTCCAACTACACTTTCCACATTATCATTTACTGCCCGTTTAAATCTTTCATCATATCGTCTATTATCAAAAGTAAAAGGTATTCTAGGTAGGTCACTAATATCTTGTGTTTCAGTATTAGCATTGTGATAATCAAACTCAGTATCTATCCTACTAGGAATAAGTACAATTAATTTATTTATTGCTTGGTCATCCTGTACAACACTACTATCAACGTAAGAGTGTATTAGTTGCGCTAATTCAAATGGTGACAATACCCGTTCTTTAGTAGAATTACTATCTTCTCCTGTATTTTTTACAATGGTTTGATTTAATAGAATGCCAGTTAAACTAAGAGATTTACTAGATAGTCCCATATCAAATGCTAATGTTTCTGATTTTCCACTAGCCATAGCAGCAAAAGGAATAGGAATTGTAGGTATTGTTTTGGTAGTAGTAATACCTATCTCAGAAAGAAATAGTGGTATCCTATTTATGGCTCTATCTCCTCCTTCTTCATTTCTTCTTTGTAATTCTAACCACACGGTAAACGTGCTATAATTTTCACTTGTTGCCATTAAAAGTTCACCGCCGTTGTTGAGGTTCTATTCATTCGAGAGTTTATTTCTCTAGATACCTTTTGTGCTATATCTCTAATTTCAGCATCGTTAGCACCTACTCTTCCTGTAACCTGAACTGTAATATTATTAGTTACAGTAGAAGCCATTGCTCTAGATTGGGAATTAGAATGTACTTGCGCGCCTCTAGGTAATGTAACTAATTCCGGTCCTTTTTCTCCGACAACTGCGAGTCCACCTTGACTTATTCTTCCACCTTCGGCTAATCCTACAATTCCTCTTATTCTTCCACCAATTGCTTTGGCAGTTCCCTTAGGGTCAGGTACTGCTTCTCTTACTGCGTCAGCAATTGCACTGGCAAGTTTGTCTAACTCAAAGAATTCAGCAATGCCCAAAAAGAAATCATATATCGAACCTAAGAAATTAGTAATTGGGGTAATGTGTTTTAATGCGAATGTAGCAGCCATAAATAATGCTAAAGCAATTCCTCCAACAATTATCGCTGGCATTCCAAATATTAACGCCGCCACGAAAGCAATTCCTGCTACAATTCCTGCTACTACTCTTATTACATTGAAAAAGCCAGCAACGAATTTTTCTCTAGTATTAGTGAGTTCCGCACCTGCCATTTTCCATACTCCCATCAAATATGTCCCAATACCAACTAATAATGCTCCAATAGTTGCAACGATGATTCCACTTAATATTTCGACAACTGAATATAGTATTCCTCCACCTGCTTGTAAAGCATTTACAATTTCTCCGCTTTGTAATGCATCCCATAACATAGTAACACTCGTTATTAAATTACCTAGACCACTACCAATTATACCTAAACCAAAAGAGAACGTTTGCTTCATAGCCTCAAATCCTTCAATCAATTGTCCTTTAGTTTCTTTTAGTAATGAAGCCAATAGTGCTAAACCTAATATTACTAATAAAAATACAGCAGATAGTTTCAAAAATGTCATTAGTAGTTTAAGTAAACCGCCAAGCATTCTTTTAGTAAGTCTCCATATATTTAGCAGTGGTCTACCTACCCAAGATTTTTCCCATTTTTCGATTCTTGCTGCTCTTTTAATTCCTTTACTTCGAATTTTTGATGCTTTCTTTTCTAATTTCTGAATATCTTTAACCTGTTTTATTAGGTTTTTATTGAATCTCTGTCCAATGTTAAATCTTTGAACCATTTTACCCTTGTCGCTACCTTTACCTCTTACTTTTGGTCCTGTCAACCTTTCTCTACCATCAGCACTCATTGCTGTACCAATTTTATTAGAATAGTTAAAAGGTAAATCACTTTTCAGTTTTGCAAGTTTTTCTTCCATTGCTAAAGACCTCGCTCCAGCAGTATTGAGAACTCTCATAAAAGGAATTTCTTTCTTTATAGATTCCACTTTTGATTCCATTGCATCTGATATATTATTAGCCAACTCTAAGGTTTTAGACCCACGTATTAATCCTGTTTTTTCTGCTGCTGCTCGTCTATTTGCGGCTTTTTCTAACTTATCTGCATTTTTAACTTGGTAAGATAACTGGTCTTGCATTGCTTTTAATGCAACAGTTGCGTCTCCATATTTGAATAATAAACCAGCATAAATTTCTGATTCTTTTTTCAACTGTTCTGAAACTGCTTCCCTTTCGGCAACAGTTCCTCTAATTGCGGTAGTAATTTTATCGTTCATCTCTCTTACTATTTCAGAAGATTTAGCAATTTCAGCAAGAGTTTTCAATTCTTCTGCCTGTTTTTTTCTACGTCTTTCTTCGGCACTCATCATACCTTCTACTAGCATTATACTAGCACGTACTTTGTTTTGTATTTGCCAAAGTCCTGAACCTGAAATGAATCTAGAAAATATTTGCCATCCATCAGATTTTAGAATATTATTTGTTTTACTAATTTGACTTTGCATGGCACGCATATTTTTTGCGCCATTGATAATTTGAGTATCGACATCATTGAAAGACCCTCTTATCTTGTCTAACATGTCGTCAATATCTTCAGCCATTATAATCACGTGCTACTTTTTGCTTTATTTATTGCCTCCGATTCCAGTCTCTTTACTTCTCCATGTATTTCTAACATTTCTTTTATCAGCGATGCTGGTGTTTCGTATGCCTCCGAAGGATTAATTGAGAACGTAGTACAATAAGTATAAAGCATAATTTTCATACCTATTGCCGATTCAACCTTTCCTCCTTTTAATGCTCTCCGAATTAGTTTTCGTTTCCCATATCATCCCCCATAACATCCACGAATGGGTTAGGGAGTATTTCTTTTAGTTGCGCACCAATATAGGGATTTAATCGAATAAGTTCAGTAGCACTTAGATGTGGTTCAGTCTTTTCTACAAAGTTCTCAACCATGTAACGGTACATTTTGTTTAGATTGATGCCCATAGTTTGACCTTGGGAATCCATATCCATTACAGACGATAACGCCTGTTCTACCTGTAACCAAGTTGGTTCTTTAATCCATACTTGGAGGTATTCATCAGAATCAGGGGATACCCTAATTTGATGGCATTCGGTTGCTGCTCTTGCGAACAGCGCATTCTTATCACTTACAATTTTTCTTTCTATCATTTTTCTATCCACCTAACTATATACTAACAAACAAACGTGTTAGTGGAATTAAAAAAGGAATAAGCGTTACCTGTTTGGTTACGCCTCCTAATTACCTGTTGCTGTTCCGCCTAAAGTTGGGATAGCCCATTTACCTATATATGAAGCAGCAGTTAATGTTCTAGCCTGTGCTGTTACTTCGGCTTCAACCGCGCCCTTATCTTCGGGGAAAGGAATAGTTACTGAATTAATTAGATAGTCAGCAAACTCAAGAGATATTTTTTCTCCTCCGGATTTTGTAAACTCTACTTTTAGACTACCTGTTGACTCTGCATCTTTTCTAAGTTCGTCCCATAGTTTAGTGTCTGTGATTAACATAGTTAATGAGATTTCATATGTTCTCTGTGCTGGTAAATGTGCAGATACTATTTGTCTATTGTAATTACCAATAAATCGCTGTGGAGTTAAGTTATTACTAATAGTAATAGAACCACTTTTTACTCTAGCAACAGTTTGTCCAAATAGTGTGATGCTTCCATCGGAGAATAAGAAAGGATAGTTATCAGCATCAGTTGCACTAAAATTAATCAGACCAGCCTCAGTTGCACTAGTATTAGTAGTAGCAGCAAGAGTGTTTTTGCCGCGTAGTGGTAGATATCCATTAGGTGCGTCAAACGCTCTACGTGTAACTAACTCAACAGATGATGTAAGTTCTTGGCCTTCTTCAAAATTAAGAGTTAGCGAATTGACTTGACACCCTGTAAAAATTCTAGAATACATATTTTCATGAGGAGTCAGTGTATCTAAAGTTGTAGTCGAACTATGGCCTCCTTTGCGGTATGCTACATCTAGTGCAAATGATGGCAATACGTCGTCATCCGCTTCACCAAAAGTATATGTAAATTTAGTACCAGTTGGTAAAATATTGACAGTATTTTCTGCTGCTTCGTTTGCACCCTCGGCAAATTCCGGATACAAGTTATTCCCAATAGAACGTACTATATTTTTGTTAGACGTATTATATGCCATAACGTTTTTTGCATTTGTTCCTGCCACAGCAGTATCTGCACCATCTTCTGACAAACTAGTTATTTTACCTAAAGCATAATATAACCACGAACCGTTATTTAATGATAATTCTAAAGAACCGCCACTAACGGTTTCTGCTCCTTTATATTGAAAATCAAAATTTCTTCCACCAGCAGCAGCAAGATTAAGTTGTTTCATTTCTACTTCTACATTAGGTGGGGTAAATGTATTCAATAACCCAACCCAATTATCTGAAAGAATAGTTCCAGCAGTACCGTTTTTAGGCCCGTAGCAAGGCGCACCAAACGATAATATTGTACCATCAATAGCACCACTAGACGGTACAATTGTTGAATCTACTGTAATTGTAGTTGTGGTATTAGCGGTAATAGTGTAGTAAGTAGGACTTGCTGTACTTCCATCGGCAGTAAGTTTGATAGTACATCCTACATATAGCCCTTCAACTAATAAATATACATCACTAGCAGATGAATGTAGTGTCAACACAGTATCGCTAGTTCTTACCATTGCATTCAAAAACATGTCAACTTCAGGAGCGATTCCAACCTGTGCATTAGCACCTACAAATACTTCATTACTTACCATTTTTTTCACCCTATATTGTCGTCCTTGCGAATCTTTTCATTTCTACGCCTATTTTATACCCTAATAGTCTTTTTCCTCTATCATTTGCTTCATTCCTACTAGTTAACTTGATTAAATCTGCGTCTCCTATCGGCGGCGTTGCGTCGTCTGCGGGTGTCGTATAGACAGTTGGCCTAAAAGCATTCTTTTCTAAAATATATCTGATGATTCGATATAATGCTTGTAATCTATCTCTAGAAAATGTATTTACGGTCATATCTCGACGGTGTAAAATTCGTAGATGTAGAGTAAAAGTAAATGTTTCATCACGCGCTGCATAGTCAATAGACCGATATCCAGTAGTCGCACTATCTTCATATACAATTAGTACTGATTCAGAATCAATATCAACTCGCATTCCTTCATTTGCTTCTATTGAACGAACATCAATAAATCTAGGTGTAGCATTGTGACTGGCTGTTATTTCACCAGCAGAAACTAATGCACTTCCTGCACTAGTCCAATTATCTTTTAGTAATGTGATTATAAAAGTCACTTCATCCATTTAAAACATCACCATTAACTCTTGAATTTTTTCCTTTGTTCTCAGTTTTAAAAACGTATCAGTAGCATTTTTTATAATTAATTCAGAAGAAAAACTAATGTCAAACCCAATCAATTCTGATATTTCCTCTAATGCTAAATTACGTTCTTTTTCGAG